GCATCGAACTCGCCGCAGTCACCGCAGAGCTGGAGATGTGGCGAGATGGAAGCATAGTTAGGGAAGAAGATAAGGCCGAGCGGGATGCGCTGAAACACGCGCTAATCGAACTTGAGGCGGCAGCGGAGGCTTACGCGGCAGATCAATCGCGGGCAACGGATAGCCGCTGTGGGCTTGTTCAGCCGATAACCGTCTCGGACGGCAATCGCCTATTGTCCGCGCTGAAAGCAGCAAACGAACTCTCGGCAATACCGAGACTTGGAGGCGAACAATGAGCGCAACCAACCGTGGCGCAATCCGCCGAGAAGCAGATTTCTACGCCACCCCACTATCAGCATTTACCCAGCTCTTGCCGTATCTGGACAGGAATCTCGAACATTGGGAGCCATCCTACGGAGACGCAAGACTCGTCACATCCATGCTGGATTACAAAATAGCCGCATTCGGCAACGACCTAAACAACGGATACGACTTCCTAAAGGACGACACCCTACGCGAGTGCATCATCACCAACCCGCCCTACTCCATCGCTTTCGAGTTCTGCCAGCACGCAGTAGCTCATGCAGACGAAGTATTCATGCTGCTTCGGATCAACTTCCTCGCCAGCCGCAAACGAGCAGCATGGTTTAAGGCAAACGAACCTTCCGCATTATTCGTCCTGAGCAAACGCCCATGCTTCACGGACAACGGAAAGACAGATGCGACAGACTACGCATGGTTCTATTGGGGCAACAGACACAAGGGAATCATCCATCTATGACCCCAACCCCGCTCACCACCGCAGCCCTTTCTTCCCTCAACAATCAACTGATGACCAAGGCCGACTTCATCCAGTTCGCCCAATCCCTTGAACTCCAACTCATCGCAGCATCCCTTGAACGGGACTCCCTGCTACTCGACCACCGCAAAGTCTGCGCAGCCTGCCGGGAACTGGAAAAGTGCAAAACCCCATTACTCAACTTCCTTGAATAACCTACTCCACGATCTCGGCGGCAGTAAGTTCGGCTGCATCCTCGCAGACCCTCCTTGGCAGATATGCACAGGAGGAAAAGGTGGATGGGGAACGCCTCAAATGCACTACCAAGTTATGCCTACGCCTCAAATAATCAGAGAGCTTCAATGGGTAAAGCCGCTAATAGCGGAACAGGCTAACTGCTATTTATGGGTCGTGAATAATAAACTTCAAGACGGCTTGGATTTAATGAAGGAGCTAGGATTTCACTACATAACAAACTTGGTGTGGGTGAAGGACAAAATCGGCATGGGGCAATACTTTCGAGGCCAGCACGAACTGCTTCTTTTCGGCAGAAAAGGAAAGCCGATGCCATACAGGTATGAGGCTGGTAAGCGAGTAACTATCTCAAGCGTCATCTCGGAGCCAAAACAAGATCATAGCAGAAAACCCGATAGCTTTTACTCGATAATCGAACGCATAAGTTACGGCCCATATCTTGAACTATTCGCCCGCCGAAAACGACCAGGCTGGACTGCATGGGGAAATCAGGTTGAATACGACTTGCTCTCATCCGTTGATAATACACGCATATAAACAATCAATCCCCCTAACCACCTGATCTATTTTCCCCTGTTGGACAAATATAATCTTGACACGTTTCCATCTTCCAGATTCCCTCGCGTGTAGATCATAAACGCGAAGCGGATCATGGCTATATCGGGGAATAGGGATGTCGTGTTGCACCGTTGCACGTAGCACCGTTGCCGCGATCCACTTCAACCGCTCTCCACTTCACCACGGTATAAGAAAGTGAACGGACGCTCCGTATTCACGGTTGCAGGGTTGCCGAGCAGCAGGGATGCAGGAGTGCGGGGTTGCAGCGGTAATAGGGATGCAGCGGTATCGGGTTGTCGTGGTTCCGCTGAAAACGGTTTCAGAGGTAAAATCTGCGGGAGGGGTGTTACGGAACCGCATCTCCGCTGATCCGCCCCTCCCGCTAGGGTGGATCACCCATTGCTCCGGGCAAAGGGATTCCTTAGCCCCTGCACCACGGCAGCCCCAGCAGCAGCACAGCACCAGCACCAGCACCGGACAGCCCCAGCAGCAGGAGACAGCGGCAGCAGGCGACAACAGCAGCAGCTATCCACTGAACACGCTCCTCCCCGATATAAGGAGCAGCACCAGCACCGGACAGCACAGCACCAGCGCGACCAGCGATCCACGGCCCACGCTCGACCACGGATCAGCAGGTGCGGCAGGTGCAGAAATACCCGAAAGACGCAGCACCCACGGCATTGTCTACCAATCCGATAGACAATCAGAGGGGATGAACGGTTGAACGGTGCTCGGATGCAGTATGCCCGCAAATGGCAGAAATGGCAGCAGCGCAGAAGAAGCAGGAGACGCAAACCACCGCATCCCGATCACCCTTCACCACGGCAGCACCGGACAAGCGACAACAGCACCACGGCAGCACCTGGACGACGACACCCGAAGCACCACGGCAGCCGATGCAGCCGATGCTAAGCGCACCAGAATAGTCAGCGTGACCGAATATCTATTTTCCCGACTTGGCACGGTTTCTGTTTTTCCGCTCTAAACTATTTTAGTTAAAAAGTGAAATAGTTATTGACGGCAGACGTGCACCGTGTAGATTCCCCTACGTGAGAACATTCAACATCCACCAACAAAAACCACTTATGAAACACTCCACCCAACTAGCCGATATACTAGCGGACGCATATATCAGCGACAAACCCGCACCCGGCCACGCTTGCGACAAATGCGGACACATCACGCACGACGGCATTGAGACTTTGCAACACTTGATCGAGTGCGCGAAGCCCGCCGCCGCCGCGCTTGCTATGCAGCGCAAACACAACCAGCAACAAGCCGCCCTTGGAGCTTGCGTCATCCTCACGCCAGGCGACCCCGCAGAGCGCGATCCCGATTTGATGGCCGAGCGCATAGCAGCGCAAAAGGCGATCTATCTCGCAGAAATGGAAAAGCGCAACACGGCAGCACAGACCGCACAGCCCAACAACGACAGCACCCGCAAAACCTACGTTGCCGAATACATGAACGGAAAGACCCGCCGCTTCAAGTGCCGCACCTACGCCGAAGCCGTGCAAAAGGCACACGCCGTCTCTCCCGCAGTAGCAGACATCACCGAACTCTAAACCATAACCCTTTTAACGCAATGACACTTCCACCGCTTTTCTACCGCTCACGTTCAACCCCTGCAATCAGCAACCGCACCTTGCAGAGTGAGCGAGGATGCTATCTTTACAACTGTTTGACCGATCCCGCCAAACTCCGCACCGATGCCGAGCACGCCCGATGCCGCAAGCACGCCCGCAAAGTCCGCGCTTTCCTATTCCGCAAGGGCTGGGCATTTGAATCTGAAAATGGAACCCTTTCCCCCCGCTAAACCAACAAACCAACACCGCACCACCGTGATCACACTATCCAAAACAACCGCACCCACCAAAAGCCAGGAGATCGCCGCACTTGTCGCATTCTGCAAATCCCTGCCAGATAACAGCTATCTTGCCGAGTGGCTGAACTACGCGATCCCCTCAATCATACAGGCGATCACAAGCGACATTTTCCCCGATGCGCTCCCGGCCCATGCAGCGCAGCACGCGAAGCAAATCCGCGAAGACGCGAAAGCCGACGCTGAACAGATCAAGGCGCAGGCGATGCGCGAGGCTAAGCAAATCACAGCAGCAGCAACAGCAGCAACCGAGGAGCAACGCCGCAAGCTCAACCGAGACACCGAATCACTCCGCGCCACCGCCCGCGCAATTTTGAACAACTAAACCACCGCACCACCGCACCCGATGAAAGACCTTTCCAACATTGACAAAAGCGCGTTCCGCCGTGGCGAGTATATCGGTTACGCAAACGGAACCTACCGCATCACGCGCAGCACTTCCAGCTATGGAAAATGGCACGCGCAACCGATCCCGCTTTACGATGCAGCCGGGAACCAACGGCCCGCCTTCTACGGTTTCACCCTTTCGCAGATCAACGCCAACCTCGTAAACCTTAACAAATGACCGCAAAACCCATCACCACCGCACCCCGCATCCGGCACAACCTCGCCAGCTATCGCAGAGCGCAAACGATCCACCGGGCGATCATCTTAACCCTTTTGACCCTTGCCGCTATCATCGCGGCGAGCTTGTAACCCCTGGAGCGCAACAACAACAAAACCAAACACCACAAAAGCAACAACATGAAAACAACGACAGCACCAGCACCAGCAACCGAAGCAACCACCACCACGAACGACTTGCGCCACGGCATTACCATAATCAGCGGAAACGAGCGCACCACGATCAAAATCCGCCTCAATGACGAATGCAACAACGGACACGAGGATTTCAGCATCACCGCAGACGTTGACGAGAAGCGCAAAAACGGCAGATGGGTAAATTTAATGGCAGGATGCTGTCACGATCAAATATTGAAACTTCGCCCCGATCTCGCGCCCTTTGTGACGCTCCACCTTTGCACACACGAAGGCTTGCCGATGCACAGCGCAGCGAATGCTTTCTACTGGTTCGCTGGTTTCAGTGGCGGACTAGGGCAGCAGTATCACGGCGGAAGCGGAAAAAGCGGAAATAGCGCGGAAGATTGCCGCCGAATTTTTGCCGAGCATATCCACGCAACCAACGAACAAGTTGCCGCCATCGTCGCAGCAATGCCGCGCACGGAGCTAGAACTCCGCGCAGTCTTAGAGGATCACGGATTCATTGCACAATGGAAAGGCGAAGCAGATGCCGCTATCGCAATGCTGGAACAGTGGACAGGTAAAAAGTTCAAGAGCACAGCGACCCGTGGCTTGTGGGACACCGTAACACCCGAACAACGCGCACAGATCGAGCATCGTCGCGCTTCCGGATACTACACGCCCGAACAAGTCGCAGCACGCGACAAGGCGAAAGCAAAGGCGCAGAAATCCGCGAAGCTGGCAGAAATCCGCGCAGACCTAGCGAAGAAGATCGAGAAGGAGCAACGCGGCGCGCAAGTTGCGCTTTACATGGCCGAACGCTATTTCCCGCGCTTCCGCAACTTCATTTACTACACCCACAGCAACACGATCAGTTTCAACTGGAGCAGCACGGAGAAGTTGACCACCCGCGACGAGTTTGATCAGGTAGTAGCAGAAGCAGACCGATCCGCACTTCCCGAAGGCATCGCGTTCACCTTTCAAGATCGCCCGAAATACTAGCCCCGCACCCCGCCCTTTTCCCCGGTCACCGAGGCGAAGGGCGGCAGCGGGGCCGGATAAACCCAGCAACCGAAGCAACACCACATCCACCACGACCATGAAATCACACGACCTCTGCAACCTTGCTGTCATTTTCCGACGCAACAGCAGCGACACGAACCACGTTTCAACCCTTGAACTAATAACGCAGGCGGGGCTTGCTTTCCTTTTCGGAGTATATCGCGGAACCCCCGAACGCTACACCCGCAAACGCCGCCAGATTCGGAACGAGATTGCCGATGCACTAGAGCGCAAAGCACAGGAGGCAACCCGATGACAACAAGCACCCGCGCAACCTATGCACCCGCAGCAACCCACTTCCGCGATGGGCGGGGAGTGCTCTGGAAAATGTCAGACTTTTGCGGCGATTACGTCCGGGTAATTTGCGGCACTTGGAAGATTCCAGCACAGCCGAACGCGATCCGGCCATTGACCTACCACAAAACCCTTTCACCCCAGCACTAAACAACAACAACACAACAACACAACAACACCACAACAATGAAAACCACATCACAGAAAAGCTACCAGCAGATCGCCGGAGACAGCACAACAGATCGCGTTACTGGCGGGGACACCGCGCCCGCTTCACCCGGTCACACGCCGGAGATCGCAGCGATACCCGGAGCAGATGAAACGCTTTTGCGCGAGGTATTAGAGGACGCATTCGCCACCGATACGGAAACAGAGGATCAACTTTGCACGCTTGTCGCAAGTCTTTTCTCGCATACAGAGACACAGAGAGCAGAGATCAAAGCGTTGCGGGATGCGCTCGCCGCCGCTGTGCAGTATCTTGAAAAGCACCGCCCCACGGGAAAAATCCGCGACATATTCAGTGAGTTGAACGAATATGAAAACGGGGTGATGAAGCCCGCACGCGCAGCCTTGAAAGGAGCGACCAAATGATCACCTATATCCTCACAAGGCGGATCAAGCGCAAGCTATGGGGAATCGCCGGAACAAGTTGCGGAGGTTGCATCGCAGGAGCGGAAACCGTTTTCAGCTTTTGCGGGGCGGGGCAACCCGGCGACGAGGTTGCATGGGCAACAGTTGAAAAGCAGAAAAACTATGCGGGGCGAATCCCTAGCTTCCGCGAAGTCTCATGCACAGCACGCGAGAAATCGATCCACTGGCATCGCCAAACGGCAAGCGCACCCCATTACCCGACCTTTGCCCGATACATCGAGACTTTTGACGATGCAGCGCAATACGAGGCAGAACTGGCAGACATTTTCGAGAAGAAAGGAGCAACAGTATGAACGCGAACCACTACAAGGCAACGCTTGAGCATATGCTAGGCGTGAAGCTGAAACGATGCCGGATCGGAGCCGGATCGATGCGGCAGTATATCAAAATCAGCATTGCCGCACCCTTCCCGCCACTTGAGCACAGCGCAGACAGTAGAGCGCGGAACGAGTGGATCGGATCGCGGGTAGGATTTGCCCCGTTTTATACGTCGCGGGAATACAATGGCGACGTTTGCGCTGACTTGCGGATCGGAGCGATCAAGATGCCAGCAGAAAATTATGCGGAGGTGGCGCAATGAACCCCGCAACCCCGAAACACTGGACACTTCACGCGAAGCTAACAGCACTCGCGGAACGCGGAACCGATGGAGAGCGCGAAAGCGCAGCCGCGAAGCTCGCCAAACTTTGCACCCGCTACGACTTCACCACTCCACCAGAAGCAACAGGCGACATTTTTTCCGGCTTCGCCTTTTCCCATTGCATCCGAGGCGAAGCGCAACCGCTGATTGAATTGCCGGATGCTGATGGAGATATAGCTTCCGCTATCAAGTGGGCATTTGAAAGCCAGCTAGGGCTGGCGGGGAGCTTCCGCTATGCCGGAGCCAAGCTAGAAATCCGCATAGCCTCCCCCGCTTCCGCTATGCCCGGCTTGCGCTCACTGGCGGAATCCATCGGCAAAAGTTTCGCCCGACTATGGCAGGAGTTCGCCAAGACACCGGGCATCGAGCAGAACGTGAAACGGCAGTTTATTGCTGGACTTACAGACGGGATGCTCCACGACGAAAGGCGGGGACAGGCACTCCCACCACCGATTACCGCTAAAAAGCCCAAGGCGGGGCGCAGGAAGCGTGCAATCGGGCATCCCGTAGGCGTTGCCGTCCACCCTTACAGCGTAGCCGTGGAAATGGGGCGCAGGGTAAGAGTTGCAGCCCCGATAGGAGCGATAGTCGAAGAATTGCAGAACACCGTAGCAGCGTTGCAGGAGGTTGCAGCATGAACTACTACCCGATAGGCACAAAGTTCACCCCGATAGGCAAGCACGCAACGGAATGCACCGTGACCGATATGCTGACAACCCGCAATCTGGCAGGGGAGATCGTGGCAATCCGATACGTTGCAACGCATATTTTTATGGGGCAGACAGTGACAAACCGCGACATCGCAGCCGCGACAATAGCGCGAGGCATAGGCGGGGAGGTGAAGTCATGAAAAAGAAAATCACCAAATCCGCCAGAAAGAAGGCAAGGAAGTTGCAGGCTTTTAAGTTACTGCGAATGCGCTACGAAAGCGCAAGAACCAGCCGGGACTTTTTCGCAAAACTTACAAAACAGCTAAGGGCGGAAATGAAACAAGCAAAGCCATGAACCTTCTCCACTTCATCCTCGACATTAACCGCGCCCGCGCAGAGGCTATACGCCGAGAGCTTGAACAGCGTGACCGTGCAGACGACAACCCGACAACCGAGCAGCCCGAACCCGCGCAACCAGCAATCCCGGCAGCACCGGAATAGTTAATACGGATAAACCTTTCATTGTGGTGATGGATAGTCGCCTCGTCCGTGTCTCGACATGGGCGGGGCGATTCCCTTTTAATCCTCCAACAGATTCGTTTCCCCAATCTCCTGCCACTCAGCTTCCACCGCACCCTCAATCGCCTTGCCGTTACCCGTGATGGACAGTGACACCTTGTTCACGGGTCTGGTTGAATCCCAAGCATGAGTAATGGCGATGCTCTGCACCACGGATTTCACTTCCGTAGCTTTTTCCACGACTTCGATTCCGTTCATTTGCCCGATTGCCCGCGCACCCTTGTTCAGTCCACGCGCCAGGTTGATCCGAGAATCGCCGTCCAAGTCCTTGAACTCCTGCACAAGCGCGTCCCCCGGCTTCATCTTCATCTTGTTCCTCCGGCGAGTCGGAAGCAGGTGCTTAGGAATCTCCTTGAGCCAGCCGTAACGATCCACCCACGATTGCAATGTAGTGCGGGGGATGCCTAATCGGTTGCTCGTTGCCGTCACCCCGATCTCGATAACGAGAACCTTGAGCGCGTCTTTCTGTTCATCCGAGTATTCCGATCTGGCGGGGGCAGGCGTTACGTCTTTTTCCATAAACCCGATTGAATCACAGCTTCGATATGCTTGCAAGCCCTGTTCGCAGGCGGGAACCCGCGCACGATCAAGGGATACAGGACATAGCGGAAATGGGCGCAGTCACATTGTCCATCCGGCCACTCCGGATCAGACAGATCAACGAGATAATCCTTCCCGCTATTCGTGGAGTGGACGAAGAACAACCCGTGACCGTATATGCGTATTACGGGAACGTCAGGTTGTTCAGCTTGGCTAGATTCCTGCACGCATCCTCCCTATCCCGTCCAGTTGCGCACAGGTTGCGCCGAGCGCACGCTTCCATCGAATACCGCTCCACAAGTTGCACGAAACTGCGATGCTCTGGATCATCTTTCGGATGAGCAAACCACGCGATCCACGGGTTGCCGATTGTCCAGTTTTTCGAGTAGTAGGTGCATACGTCATGCTTGATCAGGAAGTCGGACAGCTTAGGCTTTGAGGCGTGAAACTGTGCTACGAAATCACCCTCCTGCTTTGGCTTTTTCATGTAAAAAGGGGTCGCGCCACCCGCATCACACGATGCAGATGCACTTGTTCTTTACCCACCACTTTAGTTCATCCCTGTGACTCTTTTCAAAAGACAGGAACGGCTTTAGCAGCAGACAAGCGGGATAATTTACCCAGCGCGGTTATTAAGTTCTTTAAGTTCTTCGGCTTTAACGAGTTCCGAGTATCGGTTCACGGCACGACGATACGGCTCTAGCTCAATCGAGTTTTCTTTCCAGCGTTCGCGCTCGGCGGCGTAATCCCGTTCAGCATCAGCCAATGCCCTGCGAGCGGATTGCAGGGGTGAAGGTTGTGACGGGGGCAGGGTGAATAGTTCGTCGGTGTTCATGGTCGTGTTATTTCGATGATCGTATGCTCCGCTTCGCCTTTCGCGGCTTTCCTTTGGCTCGTTTCAATTTTGCAGAGTTCCGGCGAGTCGTCTGGAATGAGGCCAGCGTATCGGCAGCAATCCAAAACATATTTTTCGCACAACCCGTCCTCATCTGCAAGTCGCTTGCGGCAACTGATAACGCGGACAAGAAATCGTCCATCTGCGCGTCCTTGAACTTCTTTCGTTTCCAGTGGTGCATCGCAAGTATTTGATTCCACAACGGGAGTCGTCCGGGGATTATCAACGTGAGCTTGTCCATAGTCTTGTAGGTTGGCTTGTATCAGGGATGCAGAGGCATTCGGGAATAAGCGTTTAATCGTGTGCGGGTTCATCTATTGTGGCGATTGCTCGGATGATTTCTTCCGCGACTTGCGGGACGATGGCGTTTCCCAATCCGCGCAAACGGTGTGACCGATGGGGTATCCCATGAGCCACTCGACCCATGCCGGATTCAGCGAACCACTGTGATTCGGGTTTCCATCCGCATGATATGCCGCTGCCTGCGGAAGCCCATCCATCCGGCTTTTGCCGTCCTTCCGTGTCATCGCCTCCGGGGTGTAGCTGCCCTTGTGATCCCTCGCAGTTGGCGTCGGAAACATGGGACTGTTGAAAACCACCGCTGTCAGGTTATTTTGATGCTCGCTCCGCATCTTCTTCGTCGCCTTGTCGCTGTCCTGAACGGTCGGCGTGGGCCACAATCCAAACTCTGTCCCTTCTGTGTCTGGCATCGACGGCGCAAGCCGGAATAACAAGCGGCCAGCAGGAGTAACCGATTGCTTCCAGTGAAGAAAGGATATTGTCGAGTTCCATCGTGACGATTCCAGCAACGTTTTCACCAATGAGCCAACGGGGTCTTGCTTCGTTAATAACTCTGAGCATTTCCGGCCAGAGCGCACGGTCATCTTCCGCGCCTCGTCGCTTCCCGGCGACACTGAAAGGCTGGCAAGGAAATCCCCCTGTGAGCAGGTCAACCCCGGCGTAGTCGGCTCCGTCGAGGTCGAAGATGTCGGGGTGGAGCGTTGGGAATATACTGCTGCTACATTCAAGTTTTGCATGGCGTTCTCCCGCTGTAAGTGCTCCCGCCCCGTGACGCTTCGGTAGTCCCGCGCTTGTGCTGTCAACCAGAACCGCTCCGAACCGTTCTTTGAGTATTTGTTGTGCATATTTCTCTTTTTCGCAAAAGCCGATTGTTGTATATCCGCAGGCTTGCGCGGCTATCGCAAATCCTCCGATTCCGCTGAAAAGGTCAAGGTGCGTTTTCATCTTCCTCCCGTTTCTCTGCATACGCGCCATTGCACTTCCGGCAATCGCCAGCCCCGCAAAATCCATCGGCGCAATCGAATCCCTTGCGCTTCGGCTTCCCGAACTCATGGCGCAGGTTATCGGGATCAGGGTCGTCGTAGTTGTCGTATGCGTCGGACATGGCGGTTATTTTCATGGGAATATCGGTTGATCTTTAATCCAATCATCCACCCATTTTGTTCTGATTGATGATAGCTTCTTTCCGAAAAAAGGCTTTTTAGGCGGATCAATATCCACGTATCTAGCACCCTCGCACATCGGAATTACTAGCTCTCCAATCTTAAACGGCCAGCCAACCGCTCCATCAATGGCATCTATTGCTTCTTGAATTGTCTCCGCTTGAACCAAGGCGTATCTTCCGCCAGTGGCTCCCGCGCCCCAATCTATGATGTATGTATTCATTATTTTATAGGTTCAAACTTGGTTAAAGGCCCATTCCATTCCAGCGGAACCTCGATACCCGATGCACCCTCGCGCTGCTTCTCCACGCGCACCTTGCGCGTCCCGTCCTCCTTGTTGTAGTCAATGGCGATTACAGAGTTGGCGTCGTTCTCGATGTCCGCAGCTTCCCGCGATACCCCGTCCTTATTCACCTGTGACGGGGTGATGATGATGCACTTGAGTTCGTCGGCCAGCTGCTTGAGCGTTTGTGTCGCGTGACCGATGGAGAGTTGGCGAGTCCCGAAATTGCCTTCAACGTGCAATAATTGTATGTAGTCTATGAGGACATAATCTAGCTGCTTCTCCGCATTCGCGCTTCTGCACTCCCCGATAATCGAGTTGAGCGTCCTGCACGACTTCGGCATCCGTAGGTTACTCGCCATCAGCTTTTGCACGGCTCCGGCGACATCCTGTTGCATCTGCTGTGTCCCTGACATATCGCCTGTCCTGAGCGCAACCTTCATCTGGAACCGCGCAGCCTCCATGTTGTGACCGGATATGCCCGCGATAGCCCGTTTAAGGCATTGCTTCGCTGACATTTCTAGCGGGAAAAACAAGTTGTTGCTGCCCCTGATAGCCGTCTCCACGATAATCTGTGACCCTAGAGAGGATTTGCCGCTACCCGTGCCGCCCTTGATAGCTACAAAGTCAGAACGATAGAGCTTCAAGTTCTGATCGAGTGCCGGGATGTAGGTCGGCAGATTGCTTTCATCCTCTTTCCCGCTGGCTATCTCCTGCAAAATCTCCTTCAAGACTTCCTTGATAGGCTGATCCTTGATCCGCCCCTGCCCTAGTAGTTCACAGACTTCCCTATGCAGTTCAGCCGCGAGCGCATTGACCCCGCCCTGCTCGTCATACGCCTTGCTCGCATACTTTGTCCCGATATGAATCAAAGCGCGAGCAATCGCCTTTTCCGTGAGTAAGCCAAGATAGTATTCAGCGTTGGCGGCAGTTGGCAGGAACGTGAACAGGGAGGAAACGGCAGCAGCCCCACCCGCTTGATCCAGCTTGCCCTTGTCGCGGAGGAACTGCGTCAGGGTGATGAAGTCCAGGGGCTTCCCTGCTTTCCATAGCGCGGTTGCCGCTCGAAACAACAGGGAGTGAGCGGGAATCAGGAAGTGCTTGTGAGTGATGCCCATCTTGCTGCATATCGCACCTACCTCGTTTGGGCTTAGAACGAGGCACGATAGCACCCCTTTTTCGGCTTCTTCGGATTGAGGGAGCATCCGGTGAATTGCCGGAAGGTAAGTCTGTTCACTCATATCACTCTCCCCCATACCGCGACAATCGCAGCATGACGCCTGGGCTTCTGGCTTTTCATGTAGTGAACCACTTGCAGGTTGTTGCTGACAGCGAATGACCGCATAGCCGCACCAATGACGTTAGGGCTACCATCCGGCTCGCCTATCGCCTCAACCACTAGATCGCTGGTAACTGTTCCACGGGCTTGAACGATCATCGCAGCAGCCGTGAAAAAGCGTTGCTTCCATTCCTCGTTATTGGCGAGAACCTTGGATATGCCACTGTCGCGCAGCGCGGGGCCGGAAAAGTCGAGTTCGTTCTGAGAGTTCATAGCGCAGGTAGTTGTTTCTTCCAATCCGCATCCCCGACTTCATCGGGAGTCTGATTCGTCCCGTCAGGACGTTTAGGCCAATCGTTGTAATTCTCCAACAGGGCATAGCGTTGTCCTGCTTCCCCGATACACTGTCCACGGGATTTCGCGGGTTTCTGTAACTGGAAGTTCGTCGTGACAGACCGATCCGCGCACGCACGATTGATCCAATTCACAAAGAAAGGACGGGAACATTTACGACGCTTCGCTTCACACCAAACTTGAGCCTTTTGCAGTTCAGCGGGAATGTTGATGCCGCGATAGGCATCCATCCGTTGCAGTCCAGCAATCCAATCGGCATCAGGAAGCATCGCGGGTTTGCGAGTTGCAGTTTGACGGTCTTTGACATCGTTTGACAAAGTTTGACCGACTTCTTCCTTCTTACTTCTTCCTTCTTTTTCTTCTGCTTCTACTTGGGCTAACGGCAGCTTACCGAGTTTACAAGAGTTTACATCAGCTACATCGTTACCGCTCCGGCGTTTACGCATATAGTCCCTCATGTATTCCCTCCTATCTTCTTCGTTGCGCGTATCCCGATACTTGCAATAGTTTACGCAGTAGTATCCCCGCTCGCAGTCAGACAGTATCACGCGACGACCATCTTGTTCCTTTGAATTGGAGCTTTCGTCGGGCGACATCAGCGGCACAAGCGCATCCTGCAACTCCTTTACCGATATGTTCATCCTGCGGGCAATCGCCACATCAGTCCCTATCACGTATCCTTGAGGATCGGCCATAGCCAGCATCATCATAAAGACATAGCGAACGGGAACGGCTTCCTCCATTAAGGAGGATTCGGTGATTCTGCTCATCAGTTTTGCATACATACCCATGACTGTTAATGTTTACAAGTTTACAAGTCAACTGCTATTTCTGCTTCCTTGGTTTCTTCTGTGATTTCTTCTTCCACTTGAGAACGTCATCCCGGACAAGCTCATCCGTGTCGGGGAAGTAGATGAACGTGTCACCGTTGAACGTGATTCCCCCGTAGTGTCGCGCAATGCTGAATTGTGTCATGCGGACATTCGTGATGCCGTATGGCGTGCGCTTGTGCAGGTCGCACTTGTCGAGTCCGTCTAGATGTGTAGCGGTCATTTCTTCTTCCTCGGTTTCCTGCGCTTCAAGTCATTCCAATGGTCGCACTTCTCGCAGAGATACCCTGTAATCGTGAAGTTTGATGTGGCGACAAGGTTCATCGGCGCACCACATTTGCGGCAATCGGTGTCGGGGTTGTTCATTGGAATGGATTGACGTTAAAGGTTTTGATAGCCCAACTCGGCAACCCGATTTCCGATACCTCGTCAGGGTATATCGGCCAGGAGTTGTGAGCCGCGCAGAACTTGAACACTTGCAACAAGCGACGGTATTCGTTGCGCCCCTGCTCCACGGCATCATCGGACAGGCGGTAAATCCGGCAACCGTGCGGCGGTTCAGACTCAACGGCTACAAAGTAGAACGACTCAGCCTTTTTCTCCGCGAACTCGTTGTAGAGATCAAGGTAGAAGGCAGCTTGGATGTAGTAGCCGTAGGTAAAGATGGATTTGCCGAATCCTTCGGGCCTAGCGTCATCGGTGGACTTCAAATCCCAAATGTCACCAGCCAGCGCATCCAGCCGTGCCTTGACCTTCACCCCGTCCATCTCCCCGAATATCGAGACTTCGGTTGCCTCGAAAATCGGTAGAGCGGGATGCTGGCGCACGGCCATAGCCATGCCCTTACTCTGTTCCCATTGATCTTGACTCACGATTTCCCCTATCTGCTCTGCCCGCCATGCCTTGCCCTCCTTTGTGGCGAACGACATCCCATCAGGTTTAATCGCCCACCACGGGGCTACGTCAGGCGTTAAGGCTAAGTGGTGAAAGAGTCGCCCCATAATCATAGCAGGAGTGCCTTCACGGGGGTTCTCCTGTTGATGCCGGAAATGTCCCGGCGAGCGCATGAGAGACTTCATCGCGGATTGCGAGAGTCCTTCGATTGCGCGGTAGGTCGGGTCTGCTAATCCTTTGTGTATTCCGTTGGTAATAGTCATAATATGTAAAAGTTGTGCAGTCTCTCCTGCTGTCACGCCCATAGCCTACGGTTGCTACCCGTTATGCCCGGCTGACGTTTCCGTATGCGGTCTATCCCGCCGTCACTCTGTCCCTCTTCGGGTATGCAGGCCGAGTTAGCCCGTTCAGCGAGTCCAACCCCGCTAAAGTGTTGTTGCTGCTACCAAGGAATGTCGTCGTCAGCAGTAGCAGTTGTTGCTTCGGGTTTTGGAGTGGACTTGGCAGAGGGCTTCCCCTCAACCGCGCCGAACACATCCACCGGATTGAGTGGTGCGTCACCGAACGCCTCGCCATCCTCGACAAACTGGATGCCCGTGAGTTGGGCGTTTATCCTTTTGCCGAACTGATTATCTTGTGCCCACAGGCGGATACTGGCGTTGATGACGCATCCGGCATACGGTTTCCCATCTTCCTCGACCAGCGCAACCGTTGGATCAGTGTCCACGATCACGGGGCGTTTGTCGGATGAAGCGGAGACGAACATATTACTGTCGTCGTAGCCGTCATAGTCTTTGCTGTTGCCTTCCTTGAGACAGGGGGTGCAGCCCTTGGGGATTCCGGTAGGCCATTTGGCTTTGCCGACTTCCGTCATTGCAGCTTTGACGGCGGCAATGTCCTTGGCGTTGGTTGCTTTGTCCAGCAGCAGGGATGCGCTGAACTTGGGTGTGCCGCCACCTTGCGCGGCTTTCGGCTTCCAGATTGCAGGGAAGCTCAGTCTGACGTTACGTAATACTAGGTTGCTCATTGTTGTGTTTTGGTTGTTGTTGTGTTGTTTGGGTTAAAGGGTTTCGGCTCGTCGCCGGGTTGCAGGAGTTCAGCTTTGTCGTAGCAGGCTTTCATCGAGACACGACCTAGCTTGAATCCAATGCTGAAATCGTCGTAGTTCATTTTTTTCGCCAGATCAGGAGGAAATGCGTTCCACACTTCATCGGCAGCAGCTTGATGCGGATCGTTCATAGTGAGTAGATGATTGCCACCATGATGCCGCTAAGGATAACGGCTATCAGAAGCAGGGTTGTGATGTTGCGCACTCGGCGGTATTGCGCGAGTGCTTGATTAGCTTCGCGGGCTAGCTGTTCAACGGTTTTCATGGCAGCATCGCTTCCAAGGCGAACTTGATCCATTGCTTGATAGATGTCCCCTCTTGCGCAGCCGCAATGCGGATACGCTGATGCAGGGAAGCATCAATGTTGAGGGTCTTATTGACCTCTTTTTCCTTCGGTTTTTTGTCAGTCGTTTTCACGGATTCCACTTAAAGCAGAACCCCGAAATCTCGTCAATAGGAAAAATGCAAAAAGACTTAAAAACTTAATAACGATACCTTGATAATCGGGTATATCAATCAACCCTTTGACGAAGTATTGAGCCTTTGCCAAGGCCGATTTCACCTGTAATCTCTCGTTTTATTTTGCTGTCCATGTTGTTGATTGATCCGCTGCTCTTTTTCTCGTCTTTGATGCGAGAAGTGATGCCGAGAAGATTGAGCATTTGCAGAAATGCGCCACGGGTGATGCCCTCTTTTTCCAGCACCTTATCGAGATCACGCCAAGCGAGCGGAAGCGACGACTCTTTTAAGTAATCCAACGGCCCTTCCAGCTTTTTGTCGTAGGATTTCCCGTCCAGGATAGCCGTAGCCATTTTGATTTCACGGCTAAACCTTCCAGCGAGGAACAGCGCAAGCCCTGTATTCCTGTCGCGCTTGACATATTTTCCATCCTCTTTCGTATAGCCAGTAAGGTATCTCGCAGCCTGCGTGACGTAAGCCCCGCGCCCCATTGATAGGTCTGTCCGAGTGCCGTGCTTGCCGACGAACTTGCCGAAATCGCTATCCAGCGGATTGATGTCCTGCTCATTCCTGTCTCCGAGTAGATACGCGATGCTGCCAACGGTAACGATAGTAGCGATTGCGCGAACGTATTCTTCCGCCATAGCCGCCACCACCTTTCCTTCGCCAGCGATAGCCGCTTCCCTCATATCCCATGCAGAAAGCCCCTTCATAATTGAGAGGTAATAATTAGGCGCAAAGAAAATCCGATTCAGCGCACCACCGTTCTTGATTCCGCCTTTTCCTGAGAAGGTATTCGCCAATTTCCCAAGCAGTTTAAGCTGTGCGTCTGTCGCGTTTCCGTCCGGAAACCAACGGCGCAGAAGCGACTTTGCTACAACCAGCCTCATGTGACCAGCGATAGCACCGAACGCTACATTGCTCGCCTTGAGTCCGCGCCCGATGCCGCTTCTCCAACCAGCATACTTCAACATATCCATTGGCCCGCTAACGATATTCCGAACACCGCGCATCCCGATCAGCTTCTTCACGGCTTCCGGCATATCCTTCCAGCGCGTCTGAACGTCAGCTAATCGCTCCAACACGTTCACCATATTTTCTTCCCGCGCTTCGCCCATCGTCTCGCTGATTTCCAGCCCCATCTTCTTGAATGTTCCGTTCTTGTATAACGGCTCCTGACGCGCCCGCTCTTGTAACTCATGCGCGTAACGATCTGAGAACAGAGTGAAGGCAAACGCCTTGACTCCTTTACCAAGTGCTTTCCCGGCTTCCAACGGGTGCGCTGCCGCCGCCGCTGCCGTTTGTAGGAATGCGCTGAAATCGAATGAGAGGAAAAGGTTGCGGGTAGCATCCCAAGTCTTACCGAGATTGATAAGCCCGCGCTGCACGGATGTCAGATTCGCTAGTCTGTATTTCTCTACGCGCCTTGCGAAATCAGCTTTTTTCTTTGTTAGCTCTGCCGCTAGTCTCATCGTATCCGGGTCTTTGGATATATCGAGTGCGGGCTTTTTCTTGCGCGGTTCAAAGTCACCGCGAGCCGTGCGATCCGCCAGGTCTGCCATTTGGCGAAGGATTGCCGCTTTCCTGTTGGCGATCTTGAGCATATCATCGTTAGCCCGAATCTCTGCCAGTTCAGCGCGTTTAGCTGCAAGCTGCTCCCGTGCGAACGCCTGTTGCTCCGTGTCCACTGTCATCTTCTTCTGCGGTTTAGCCCTGCCGACCATCAGCGATGCTAGTTCGCTTTCCAGCCGATTTAACTCCCGCAACTCCGCATCTGGCACAGGACGCGCAGCCTTGCGCTTCTCTGCCAGTTCAGCAGCGAGTGCATCCCGTTTGGCTCGCAGGTTTGTGACGGCTTCCGTCTCCACGGTAGGATCGGATTCCTTTTCCTTCGGCGCAAACTTTCCTTCGGCAAGCGTGGATTCCAACTTCTTGATTTCAGACTCCAAGGCAGCAGTTTTCTTCGCCTCCTGTATCGCCGCATCCATTCCCTTCAACGCCTTCGTCTCAGCCCGCGCAGCTTCCGCCCTTTTGCGTATCGCCTCAACCTCAACGAATCGGCTGACTCCTTTTGCAGCAGGTTGCGCGAAGATACCCTTCTTGGCGTTGGCGAGTTCCGCCATAGCCTTTTTCTCCAAATGTTCAGCCAAGCGGATTGCAGCTTTTTGCCTCTGTTCCTCGGTCATCTGACGCTTGCCAAACACCGCAAGATGAGCCGCATCCACTTCCGCGAGTTCAGCGCGTAAGGCTTCCAGATTTGGGCTTGTCGGCGGCACACCCTTTTGTTTCAGCGTGCGTTCGCCCTTAGCGATCTCGTAGCGCAGTTCCGCGATGCGGTTACGAACGCGAGTCTCCATCGCATCCAGTGAGGATTGCAGCCGTCCAGCGGCATTGCCCTCATCAGGCGGTAGCTTCTTCTTGAGTTCCGCGATCTCTGCCAGCAATCGCCCTGCTCGTTCCGTCTGTTTCACGCGCTCATTGGCGGTGCGCGGTGGGCTTTTCAGCTTCTCTAAATCGGAAATCTTGCGCTCCAACAACGCTTCGTAGCGCAGCTGGCTTTGCAGCATCTTCGTTGGATCGGTTGTAGCCTCTTTACCTTTGCCGAACTTTGTCCATGCCTCCTTCAAAGCATTGTCGGTCAAGCCCGGCAGCATTGGATCGAAAAACTTGTGCAGCTTGGCGATTACCCCGGCAACAGTGGTTTCGCCCATCCGAACATACTCGTTCGCCAGCTTCTTCACGTATGAGTCAAAGCCGTCATTCAGCGATTTCGGGTCTTTCGCAACAGCCTTGATACCGTCCTCGATGGATTCCGCTTCGTCCATTGCGGTTTTCTCTGCTTTCTTCTGCTTCGGTGTTTTCTTGCGCTCCTTATTCGCATCCAGCTTGCCGATAGCCTTCATCGCTTGATCCCATGCAGGTTGTATTGCTGTTTTCACCGAATCACCGAACTCAGCAACCATTTCCGCTGTGAACTCAGCGGCGTTCAGCGATCCGCGAGCAATCTTAGCCCGCGCAATCTTGAACAAGGCAGCGGCAACCTTGAGCGATAGCGGGTTGGCAGACACCATACCCATTGCCTCGCGTAAATCTTTCCGCGCTTTCACGGCTTCCGCTTCCCACTTGGCAACGATACCCTCTGCATATTCCAGCACCTTCGGATGATACCTAGAGGCTTTGTCGAACGCATCCTGTGCGGCATCGTCCCGCTGAATGTCCACGGCAGCCCTTTCCGCCTTTTCAAAATCAACGCGAATCATCTCAATGTTCTTCGCCTCAATCTCGACCTCTGCAATTTCTGCATCGGTCAACTTATCGTTCTTCGCCTTTTCCAGCTTGCGCACCATCGAAGCCGGAGAAAAGTCATCTTGGAATATCCGCTGACGGAATGAACCGAACGCGCCCCATACCTCGCCTGATGCGTGCATGGCAGTTGCAAGCTCAATCATCTTCGTCTGTGCATCTATAATACTGTCCTCGGCCATTGCCTTTTGCGCTGGTGTGCTGTTTTTGTTTTCAATCATCCGTTCAGCCCCCGCAACCTGACGTTTCAGATCGAACCCGCGATGAACCAACATCGCTTCTTCCTGTATGGAGATTTTGCGCGTGTCCCGCCCTTCCTCTAGCAGATGCCTAATCACCGTATCCACGGCATCAGGGTTCTTGTCCATCGCTACACGCGCTGCTTCGGCTACCTCTGGATTTGAGCGGTAGAAGTCCGATTCAATCGGTGATTCGCCGCGCTTCCGCGCTTCTTCCGCTTGAAAGGCGTTCTTGCTCGACATGAGGATCGGTTCCGCTTTTGGCGCAGCGGCAAACAAGTCATCCTCTTTTGTCTTTTCCTTGTTCTTACGGAAGGCATCGCGCTTGGCTTCCCATGCAGAACGACCACCGGGTTCATCGTTAATAGCGAAACGGATGTTGTCCCGCGAACCTCCGATTCTGTCCATGCCCTGCTCTTTGAATCCGATGTATTTGTTTAATCCACTGGATTGCGGCACATCCAGCCCCCTCCTCATGGCTTCTTCGTAATGCAGTCCCATCCTTGCTCTCGTAAATGGCGTAACGGAAGTTGACGCAGGAAATACAACTTCGCTTCCTGCCTTTAAGTCCTGACTCCTTAGCTTAAATAGAGCGGCTTGCCCTTGTATGCTTTCAAGTAGTTCCTTGTCTGACTTTTCTGCGATTCGCTTTTTTTCTGCAACAATTTCTCGTTTTGTGTATGGATCGTTTAGGTCGCCCGAAAGTGTATATTCTTCATCTTCAATGCTCAGCTTCGTATCCCCCTTATCCGCCTTCCCTTCACCCCTGCGAACCTTTTCAATGCCACGGCGCAACAGGGCTTCGATGTCGTTTTTGCTCCAATTCTTGATGCCGGATTTTGCGAGAATCGTGCGAATGAAATCCACAACTCTGCGATAGCGCGATTGCGCTTGCGGGGTTGCATCGGATTCCGGCCCGAACTTCTCCATGATACGAGCAAGCGTTTCCGCCAGATGCTCGCCCTCGACGTAGCGTTCAGCGACATACTTCGATTCAGCCGGAAACTCGCGCTTTAATACCTCCATCAGCCGCGATGAACTCTTAGCCGATATGCCATCCAGCAGCCCGTCAACGCCCATATGACCCGCTTGTTCGTGAAAGAATATCTCGGCAGCACGTTTAGGCGATTCAAGTCCAGCGGCGTTCAGATACACCTTGCCGTCATGCACAGCCCCGCCAATGCGATTCAAAGCAATGCCCTGCTCCCGCGCTTTGGCTTTCACGGCTTCCGGCAACTGCTCTCCATCAGCTACAACCGTAGTCTTGGCAGCACCCTTGAACCTGGCTATCAGCGTAGTGGCGATACGTTGCACCGCATTAACGTGCATCGGGGATGCCGGAGCTTTGTCGGATATGGATTGACGATTGAAGAAATCCTCCTGTCCACCCTCCATCGGCTTCTCGCTACCGACAATCCGTTCACCGCGCATCGCCCTACCGATTGCTTCTAGCATCTCCGCTGGCGTTTCAAAGTAGAACCCATGCCCCTCCAACTCCTGGCGAATGGCATCCAGCGACTTGCCTTGCATCTTGCTCGTCCACTTCATGCGCAGATGCTTGCCTCGCGGCATCTCGAAAACACGCTTAAACTCGCCACCTAGCACCGTCTCTTTCCCGATCAACGGCAACCCGCCTAGCTTCCTGATAACGGACAGTAGTTCGTTGCCGCCACTATCTTCCTGTTCACGAACAGCGTCCATCTGCTCCTTCTCCATTTCGGCGCGTAATTCGTTATCTCGTCTGCGCTCTAGTTCGTTGATGGTTATCTTGACCCGCTGCTTCGATTCTGCCGATATTTTGCCCTCCATCTGCACCTTGAGCGATTCGATAGCCCTCTCGTAGCTACCGTAAGCCCGCATCGCGGCATCTGCCATTTTCTCCTTTGTCGGGCCTGCGGGTTCCGCTGGTTTAGGTTCAGCCTGCTTTTCGCCTACTAGGTTGAAAGCGTCATCCGATCTTCCCTTGAGCAAGTCACCCTGATTCTCCCCCTTGCGTAGCACGGGTGCGGGTTCTGCTTGCTTATTCAGAGATTCGTATGCCCGTTTGATTTGCTGATCCGTAGCCGAGTCCAGTAGGTCTTGAATGTGCGGAGATTTCTTTCCAGTGGATTCGATTGAATCGGCAATGCGAGTCGCTAAATTGAAAACCTCGTCGCCCGTGAGTTTCTTTCCAACTGCATCTTCGTATCTCTTTTTTATGCCAGTTTCCGCATCTTCTATGAGCGGCATTTGAGACTTCTTTACTTCGGCGTAGTATCTAAACTTTTGTTCTTCCGCCTTGGCTGGCACATCCTTCGCAACGGGTGCGGGTTCCGCTTTTGCAGGTGATGCTGGTTTTTCAGCAGTTGGTTCCTTGCTCTTTAGATGAACCGCATAATCATGCTCTGCTTTTGTGACAGTAAAAACGCTATCTCCATCGCCCTTTTCAAGCCTATACTCGGTTTTCGTTCCTGCCTTTTTTCTTTTGGCTTCATACGCATCTTGCTCGCGCTGATCCATCTTGTTCATGCGATTGCCGGACAACTCCTTAACGGCAGAAACCTCAACCGATTTCGGGACATAGCCAGCCTCTAATAACTGCTTGGTTACTTGCGCCCTTGTCCCGTCATACGTCTTTCCGCCAGCCCTCTTTCCTCCGTATTCAGACAGCGTTGCGGAAATCTTTCCGCGCTGCATTGGCGGCATACCGTCGGTGTAAATCTCTATATCGGTTCTAGGTCTTTCAGCCTCTGCCCTCGCTTTATCGGCTGCTTCTTTTTCGATAGCTATCTTCTTGTCGGCAGCACGCTTTATGTCCGCTTCCTGCTCTTTGGAGAACGCTTCTGCCTGCTCCCGTGTATTGAAAACCCTATCTCCCATGCCTCGATTTTCGCCGCGCTGAACGGCAAACATCTTTTTTGCCTCTCCCTCATGCGTTCTTACGGTAGTTTCAAATACAGAACCCCTAACCTCGGCAGCGGGTTCAGCCGATTCCGGCACAGCCTCCACCACATCCGGTTTATCCGCTGGCTTCGCATTATCCGCGATCTGCTTTTCCACTTTACCCAACATTTCCGTGAGTCTCGCGTGATTCCTGTCCTGGTTCTCGCTGTATTCGCCAGCTTCAACCTCGTCAATCTTCTGCCGCAAAGCATCGCGCAGCACAAACGCATCCCGCTTCTGCTTTGGTGTGTCGAATAGCAAGGGTTGCTCGGTTGCGCTTTGAAGCTGATCCGGGGTTGCTGTGCCTTCGCGGATTGCGGTTTCAACTTTTGGCGGAAGGTTTTCGGGTGCGGGTGATGCTGGTTTTTCGGGACGAAGAACATAGCGCATCTGGCTTTCGTCCTCCGTCAATTTAACGCGCTCCCGCTTTGCTCCAAGCCTGTCCCACATCGCCCTTGCGTTAGCCGATGGACGCTCATCGGAAATAATTGTTCTCCCTGTTATTTCCTGTAATTTCTGTATGGCTTTTCCTCCGAATCCTTTTCCGCGCAATCCTTCATCCAAATGATGATTCTCTACAATAATCTCACCATTTAGACCCTCGCTGGTTTCCAATCTTCCAAACGCATTCGGATCGGCTGTGGATGAATACCTTATTTCCGCTGTCGCTGGATTTATCTCAGCAATAGCAGAATCACCAAGATCAACCCGTATCGCTTCTGCTGGTTTTGCAGCAGTTGGTGCAGCGGGTGCAGGTGAAACATTCACGTTGATCGGCTGCTGCTGCATCCCTGCTTGGCTGGATACGGGTTCCGACAACCTCTTGCCATACATCGTAGCAATGGCTTCTATTGGCTGTGATTTCAGCGTCTCCAATAGCCTTTCCTCCTGTCCGTCAAGTTCGCGGGATTCCAGTTCTGTAATTTTCTCCTTTATCGCCTGCTCAAACTCCGTCCTGTCTGTATCTCTGACACGCTGTATCCCTGCCTCTTTCGCTTTGGCATCAAGTATCTTCTTGATCGCCAAGTGATCTCCATCAACCGCATCAAGCTCTTTTAGTTCTTTTTCCTCTGCTTTTGTGCGAGTAGGCTTGTTTGCAAGTTCGCTTTGTCTATTGACTAAAGCTGAAAACAATTCGCTGGTTGTCGCGGTATGAACAACGGAATCTCTGGTTTTTACTTCGGTAGCCCCCTCTGGAAACAGAGTTCCGCGCATAGCGTCAGCCTTTGCAACAGCCGCAATGCTTGACCGACGTTGACCGAATGCGTTCATCCCGCCATGCGCGGCAAAAGTCCAATCCGTCACCGCTGATTCCAGTGTAGGCGCGAATCCTTCTCCATGCGCGAATCGCAATGCACCGCTTGCAGCCATATTCGCTACACCCGATTTCAGCATTTCCTCTGCTGCCAAAGCAGCGGGAGCGGCTGTGGGTTTCAATGACCCTGTGATACTTGTGATCCCGGCCTTTGCCTTGTGAGCCAGCCCAAGAAACGCCGCCATTTCCACCGCCGTCATCAATGCCGATTTCAGCGCTTGCCCCTTGGTTTCGCCAGATGAAAGCGCGTTGCCGTAAGCATGAGCCGCCGCCCTTGCTGCCGTTGATAATCCGAAAGCCGTTCTCGCTAGTCCGCTCTTTCCTGTCGGGCCGACAATCAGCCCTAACGTGTCACCGATTGCCCCGGCAACCCGTCCCGCCGTGCTTTCGTCAACGCCAGTCGCATCTCGGATGCTCTTTTCTACATTAGCCAAGTTATACGCGATAGACCCATCTTCTTTGTTGCCCGTGAAAAACGCGAACGCACCACCAAGTTGTCCCGCAAGCGCACCGCCAGTCCTGAGAACTGTGCTAAATACCGGATTCGGGCCTTCACCATAGACCTCTTTTTTAATGCGCTCCCGCATTTGCTCTAGCTCCATCTGCTCCTTCTCCTTGTCGCGTGCGCGTTTCTCGTAGTCCAAGACGGCAGGGCTTTTCGCGGATTCGGACAACGCCGAAATCTGCGCATCTAGCTCCCGCACGCGCCCCTCTGTTTGTGCCGTAGCGCGATACTCAGGTGAGAGCGCAGATGTAGGGTTGAAGGGTTCCTGCGGTAATCGGTCAGGGGTTTTCAGCTTCTCCTTGAGATCATCCCGTTCAATCGAGGCTACGGCCCTGCGCCTGTTCTGTTCTAAGAACTTCTGCTCCGGTGTATATTGATCGCTCCAATCCCACTTTGACGCGAGCGTAATTGAGTCTATTCCATGCCTTGCCATTTCCTGCGCATACCGTGCCTGCTGCGCGACTTCTGGCGGTGCTTCCGGAATATCGGGCGTAGCCATCCATGCAGGGGGTGCGGGATATGGATCGGATGCTGGTGCTGTCCCCGCACCACCGTAATCCTGTGACGGGGTTATGGATTCTTTCGGGGATTCGTCAATAGGCTCCAAATCCAGCTTAGAACCTTTATCGTCAATCGGTTCTAAATCAAGAACAGGCTCTAGGTTTAAAGTCATTCCTGCTTGTATCCCTGCCGGATAGCATCTTCAAGTTGAGACTTTGGTAAATTGTATTTCTTTCCATCAGGGCCGACGACACGAACCTTATCCGAGCTTGCCGCGCTGCCGCCGCCATTCTCTTTCATCCAATTCTTGTAACGCTCTGTGGCCTCATTCGCCGCAATTCTGGCTTGCGTCGCCTGCGACTGAGTTTCGGCCAATTCTTCACCGCTAGCTTCGGCTGCCCGTAACTTCAAAAGTAATAAATTAGCAATTTCAATCGAGTCCTCCATTTCTTTCTGCAATGGTCTCATCTCCCCCTTCTGGAAATCGGTGAACTTGCCGCCAGCAAGAATGCGTGCCGATTCCTTTTTGGCCTCTTGCATTGTTGCCGCTGCTTTCACGCTGGCTTCTTGTAGCGTTTGCAGCTTCCATTTATCATACTCCCGCTTATCAGTTTCGGATTGTTTTCTAGCGGCAAGGCTCTTATCTTGCGCTACTACTTTGCCCTCGGCCGAAGTCCCTGCCGCAAGCTCCTTATTTACTGGCGCAACTACAAGTTGGGCAACCTCCTTTCTTGAAAGCGGTCTGCCTCCATACGCTTGTTGAATAATCCTTCCGCGCTCCCTGTATGCATCTTGAAGCTCCTTGTTGTTCGGATCGCCCATCGCTTGCCCTCTGGCCGAAAACCCGGCTGGCGGGCTAGTAGGTTCCGCTGCTGTTGCATCAATAAAAAGAGAAGGCTCTGGTTGAACCATAGACGGATCGCCCATATTCGCCGCCGAAGCTCCCCCTAAAGTATCATCAGAAAAACCGGATACGGGCGTAGTTTTTGTTGGCAATCCTCCGCTAAAATCAATACCCCCTTCGCCCCCACCGCCCCATCGCTGATTAATTTCCGCCATACGGAAGTCGTGCAATGAAGCATCTCGTTTTCCCTGTCTTGTATATGATGCCTCGTCGCGCCGATCCGCCCGCTCCTCCTGTCGATCAGCCTGCCGCATTGCAAATTGCTGATTCTTCCATTGTAGATGTTGCTGGTTGCCCATGCTGACCAAAGCCTGACCTCGCGGGTCTTGCATGGCGAACGGATGCGCTGCACCCAACTGCATCAACTGTTGCTGGTAGTCCGGTGATTCCGGCGAAATCTGCGAAAGGTTCTGACCGAGACTCTGTAACTCCTTCATCGTGGTTACAGCCTTCAATCCGTTCTCGATCATGCCGCCAGCCTGTGCAAGCTGGCCGACAAGACGATCCCCGTAGCGTTCGCCCATTGCGGCAATCGCCATCGGGTTTCCTTCTGGTATTCCTAGTGGCATATTATGAGGTTATCTGTTCTCTGGTATTTATGTTATACTGCCTCAAATCAGGGGACGAACTGTTGGCGTTGTTGTTGTAGTTGTTCTGCATCTGTTGCGCCTGCTGCATCTGTGCATACTGACCCATCAATCCTGCAACTGTGTTGCTTGCGCCTTGCACCATCTGCCCCTGCTGCAACGACGACTGTTGCTGATTCGCAATCATGCCCATGCCCATCGCGTTCTCGTAGCCCGCATTCAGTTGATTCGTCTGATTGATTGCGTTCGCGTTGAACTGCATCCCGTTTAAGGCGAGAGCGGGGTTGAGGAACTGGCTACTTGGATCAAAGAGTCCCGGCATCATGGATGCACCCGCTTTGTTCGTCTCCTGCGCGAATTGCGTTCCCCATTTACTTAGGTCGAGTGATGCGAGTCCAAGGTTGCGCAGATTTAATCCGCCCAATGCTGTGCCGCCGCCACCTGCGCCTTGACTCATGCCGAACCCGCCTTGGATGCCGCGCTGTGCTGCCGCCCTGCCGATGCTGCCAACTACATCACTTGGTAGCTCACCACGGGCAAAGGATGCAGCGTTGCGCCCGATGAGTTCCTGATTCTGGCGGAAGTAAGGCTGAAACTTCTCGTAGCCCTTCAACGCCTGATTCTGCTGGAATCGGTTCACCCCGCCAGCAAGCCGCATGGTTCTTCCCCAATTCTGCTGATTCTGATCTGTGGCAAACCGACCAGCGTTCATCCAATCCACCAATTCTGGATCGTCCAGCCTACCCTTTTTGGCGAGTTCAGCCATGCCGGATTGAGCCTCTTTGGATGCCTTGGATGATTCGTTGGCGGCATAGGCTGCGCCCCCTGCTGCGATAACGGCCCCGGCGATAATCGCGCCCATTATATTCCCTCCTTCATATTAGTATTTGATTTAATGACTTGATAAAACAGCACCGTCCAAGGCTCGATACGCGCCTGCACGAATAGCGAAGGAGCGACGATTGCAGGCATCCCAAGTGCCAGCGCAACCGCCGCCGTGTAACACGCTGGATTCGGGAACAGGTTCTTCCCCGAAAGCAGTAAGTTCTCTTGAATCTTTTCAATCCGATCAACGAGATGCGGTGCTTGTTCTTTCAGCAACTCATGCACCTTCGCAAATGCGGCATCCGGCTCACCCTTGATGAAGCTGTTGCCGAAACCCGCAACCCTGTCGCCGTTGGTTCTTTCGCCCGTCAGAACCTTGCAAGCCTCAACAATCGGCCCGTGAACCTCGCCAAGCGTTGCGAGTGCAGCGATGTAGCCATTGACCACATTGCGACTGCCGAATGCAGCCTGTTGAAGTGCCATCGTGGAACAGTTCTCGCGGAACACGCATTGCGCGTGAGCATGGTAAAGCGCACCGAGCAGGCGCATTTCGGGTTCAGTGAGTGATTCGTTATTTTCCCAATACTTGTGCATGAATTATTTCCCTTCTCTGTTCGATGTGCAGCGAGTGCATCTTGACCAAATGTTGATCCGGTAAATGTTCTTCGGGGCAAACCCAATTCCACAACTTCCGCATCCCCTTCATTGTAGCAAGCTCTGCAAAGTCTATCACCTTCGGCTCCACGAATTGCATGAACTCCCGCGCCTTCTGATTGAGTTGTTCATACCCTTCCTCCATCATATCCTCTGTCACTTGCGCAACCTTCGCCAATGACTTCAACGACTGTGCCGGAGAACGGCGAATGTAGATGTAGTTGGCATCAGGCATTCGATGAACCAACTCCTGCCACACCATCAGCGACCCTGGACACGCTGCCCCGCTATACTTGTAAGGCTGGCCGAGGATGGATTGAACCACAACATCCGTGCGCCTGTCCTTACGAAGAATCTCATGCTGACAAAACACGTTGCCGATTGTCAGGAAGCAGGAAGTCCACGCTGTCATCGAGCGAGGCATGGCGAGAATGATAAATGGCTTCTTCATGACCAGCGTTTGTAGTTTCCGGCGAGTGACGGGTTGTTGAAGTTGCTGCGAATCTTTACCTGCTTCTCGTTGCTCGCGCTGTCGGCATCGCGCATCTGCGATTTCAGCGATTCCAGCGCAAGGTTCATATGCTTCACGTTCGTCTCGTCATCCCGCCTTCGCCATGCCGCAATCGCTGAACACGCCCACCCGATTGCCACTGGATGATTGAACGGAAGAATCTGATCCACGGAATCAATCTTCACAAATCTTGTTTTGCCGAGGATGCGAACAAGGTTGCAGCCCCACCACATTTGCGGAAGTTGCTTTCTGCGGAACAGCCCTTCCTCTGTGTCGGGTAGATACGAACAGAAGTTGAACCGTTGCCCGTTGTCGTAGTGCAGTTGAAGCAAGACAGGCCCAGTTGTCTTAGGCTTCTTAAAAAAGGTTACGTCGAATGCAACGGAATCCATCACCACGGGAAGCGCATCGCGCAACAGCGTCAACGTCTGACGCACAGGAACCCCGTGTTCGTTCGTGATTTCGATTATAACCTCTTTCCCTGCATCGGCATCTTCCGTCGCTACCAGCGCAATCCTGATGCCCTGTGTCTTGGGTAGATATTTCGGGATGTAGAAGTCACCGAGATCGCGGCACTCGTATGGGGCGCACCCGCCGTAGCTGCCGCCTGTCGCAACCTTGCCGATGAAGAACTCGCTGCGCTGGCGCAATGGCAAGCCGTTGATGCCGATTTGACGGGCTTCACGGCAATCCTGCGGAAGCGCAAAGCAACCGCTCTCCACTGGAACATACCACTCGAAAAGTGTTCCCTCTGAATCAATGCGCGTATGCAGTTCAAAGCAGGCTTTGTTCAGAAACGATAGAACGATTTCAATCCCTTCCGGTGTCGTCGGGCATACGCCGCTGTCGAGCACCATTGGCGCGATGTCCTCTATGATGTCACGGACTATGGTGCGTTGAGTTTTCACGTAGTAAGCGAACGAATCAGGTAGGCGAAGGCAAAGTTTTTACCAGCCGGAATATCCTCCATTCCGAGCCTGCAAGATGTCGTGGTTCTCGTTCCGGTAATGACACGGAATGTTGGCTTGGAAGCTCCAAGATTTCCTGTGTCTCCGTAGAATGTTCCGATCACCATGTAGTTCGTGTCGGGCATTGCTGGCGACCATGAGATTGAAAGCTCATTGAATGTTCCCGTAGCCAACGGAATAGGTTCACCGCTGCTTCTAAGTTGCGGTTGAACGGCAATCGCCTGCTGTGCGGTAGCGAGGGCAATCGCGGATTGTTCAAGTGCCTGTTGCGCAATGGAGTTTTGTGAACCCGTGTCAATTTCGCTGGTAGTAGAATTGACGTTAAAGAACTGCGACATCACCCTGCCGAGTTCATTCAGATCGCCGGGAATACAAGAGAGATCAGGTGGCGCATCCGTCCATCCAAGAGTCGCTACAATCTGTGTGTTGGTGGGCATATATTCTTTATACGTTGATTTTTAATGAATGTCTAGCTTCCGTAATAAGGTTCTACTTCCGGCCACGTAGGATTTCCGAAAAAGCTGCACCCGATTTGTAGTTGAATCCTCGCGCTGCCTGCTCCCGCATCCGTGTAAATGTTGGTTCCAGTGTCGTAGGTTCCATCGGGATAATCGTATGACTGGTTGATCACTAAAGTTCCGGTTTCGTCCACTATCCCGCCGACTATCAGCGCATCAGTGAGCACGTTGATCAGTCGAATCGGTTGCCCAACTGATCCAAGGTATTCTCCTGCCGCAAAGAACCCGCTGTAATCCACAATATCGCCGGAGACAACGTAGGTATCCGATAGCGTCAGCGTCTCGCATTCTGGACATTGCAATGTCGCATAGGCGTTGGTTGTAGCCGCCTCCTGCGCCTTCGTGTCGGCATCTTTTTGGCTGATTAGCGAGTTCGCGCTTCCTTCTGCGATTGCGCAGATTAACGGGAAGTCCGAGCAGCACACACGCGCCGTCCTTGTAGCGACGAATCTTACATCAGGAATCTCAGGAGGATTCGGGATTTCATTGTTCTCGCCAACAGGAGCAATCGAGTAGGCGTAGTCACCCTCATTCGGGCAGCAGTCAATCGGGGCGCAGTTGTTGCCCATACACTCCGAAATCTGCCCATCAGGGCGAACCTCGAAACGGATGTTCATGCGATCCACCGTGAAGCTGCCGATTGCATTCACCTTTACCTGACAATGATGAAAGTTGTTCGCGGGCTGGATTGATCCCGGCACACATTTGTTAGAAGGAACCTGTTGCAGATACTTCCGCGCCCATTGCGGTGATGCAGTCAGCGGGCGTTCTGGATTTTCCTCGCAGGTTTCTCTTGTAGGGCAATCGCATCCGGGGCTTCCCTGATCCACGAAAACCCAGCAAGGCGAACCATCGGGCCGATACTCTACGGTGAAGCTGGATGCCCCGCGAATCATTGAAAGCTCAATGACTCCACCGTTAATAATCTTCGGCGCAAATGCGTTGGTGATAGACTCCACATTTCCATACATGGAAGTCGTGTAACTGCTCTCGATCTTCTTTCGTTGCCCTTCAAATAAATCGTCACCATCCGAAAGCGTGAACTCGTAGAGCCGATTCTTTCCGTCACGATCATACGAAAACGCAAAGCAACGGTTGGCGTTGCCGATGTATCCCTGCGCAAATGCCCAGGGTCTTACGCCGCTCCACATCCCGTGCCATGCCGGAGTGCCGTCCCTGCCAGCGGTGCTCATTGCTTCCGCATCGAACACTACCATGCCGCGACAATATCGGTGCTTCCCAAATGCTGCGTTGTTCGGTGAGCCGATAAGCGGCGACGTTCCGCACAGCACCATGTTCTGCCAACTCACCATCGGCACGAACTCAAGGTAATCCTTTCTATCGGGTTCCAGCCAGTAATTGACCTCGTTTGATACTGGCGTTTGATTCCATCGCTGCGAATACTCAATGCGCGAGTTACGGTAGCTCGCAATGCCCGCCTGAGAGCGATAGAACATATCGCCGTTCAGCCCTGCAAATCCGTGAGACGACGAAAGCCCTGTGCCGATAAGCGCAACCCGCTGCACCGATGTATTGATCCACTGATCTCGTGGTTTGGATAAATCGAGTGACGTAAATCCGTTGGTGCAACCGATAACTAATTCATTCTGCCCTGTGCCCGTATCGAGAAACGGCATTGCATACATCCCCATGATGTTACCTACAAATACAGGAGTGCCAAAGCTGCCGCCTTCCGCCCAATACGTTTGCTCGGTGAAGCTGAGAATGTCGTCGGGTCGGGTAAGAGTTGCTCCGTATGCGATGTCGCCAACGTAGATGCTGTTCTTGCCGTCTGAACTGGCAACCACGAACCTGCCGTGGATGAATGACATGACGCTGCCAATCGGCATCTCGTTCTTGGCGAGATCAGATCGCCTTGGTGCATTTGTCCCATCCCAAAACAGCGGAGGATGAATCCCATCTTGAATGACGAGCCATTGAAATCCCTGCGCAAACCAAGTGTGCATGAACTGCCGGGAGTTGCCGTCAAACAACTTCGTCACTACTCCGCGCCTGCCGTTCACTTCAATCGTGTAAATCCTGCCGCCGACACTCGCGATCAGCTTGCTTGTCAGGTATGACGGATAGCCGTTGTAGAATGTTGCGCCCTGCCCGTTCGCGCCTTGAAACCATACCCGTTCATCATCGTTTTCAAACTCTAGCTCGATGTTCTGAATTGACGGTCTTGCGCGGTTGTAGTCCTCGCGGAAGAATCGGTTGATCGCCTGATGCGCAAAGTTTGCAGGAACGGAATCCGGCGATCCGCCGAATACTCCCTTTAGCTGCTGATGCCCGTCATAGTGATATGTCGCGGGCATCGGTTCACGCCCCTAGTCGGGTGAAGTTGCAGCGGACTTCATACACCTTGGATGCAGCCGTGGTATTCGATCCGAGAATAAGCTGAATCGTGCTATTGGCGGCAAGCCTGCGCATCTCCTGCCCCCATACGCTTACTATATTCTGATAAGCTCCGCGCTGGCAGTTGTTGTTTGAAGCGTTGCCGGAATTGACGATAATCCCGTTGACGGAAAGAGAGATGTTCGGCTTGCCGTTGTTGTTGGCCCCGCCAGCGGTATTCGCTATCATGCCTCCAAAATCTATCACATACACCCCGGCAACCGCGCATCGTAGTGTATTGGGGTTGTCAATAGTGATCAGCGTTGGCGTAGTGCCGCCAACCGTAGAACTATCAAACAAACAGCTGCCGATGATCAACGGATTGCCTGATGTGGCAGATGCGTTCGGAGTCACCCCGACACCAGCAGGAGAGGATGCAGTTTCGTAAAACGAAGCACACTGAGAACCTGTGTCGGCAATCGTGCCTTTTATAACTTCGTTGGAAGCATTTAGCCCAAGAAACTGAGTCAGAGTTCCCGTGGCAAGCCCCGTTGCCGTTGCTGTCCCCGTAATCTGCAAGTCCGCAATCTGTGCATTCGTGACAACCGTAAGGTCATTCACCACCAGCGGATCAGGAACCGTGGCGTTCGGCAGCACTTCAAACGTGATCTGCCCTGCTGCATTGGTGCGAGGATACAGGTTAGCAATCGCTGGCCCAGTCAGCGTCCGCATGATGTTGTCGCTGCCCTGCACAATGAACTGCCCGAAAGTCTGACTTTGGACGGCGGTAACATTTGAAAGCGGAACCACTGGCTCCGTGGTAAAGCTAATCAGCCAGCCGCCGCTGCCTGTTTCGCGGGCGACGAGATAGCCGCCGTCGCCGGGAAGCAAGCGACGTTCGCAGAACTGGCTATCGAGTCCTAGAACGTGTCGCAGGGATGTGGCGGAACCGGGATCGGTGCAGGTTCCTTGATATACCGTGTTAGCCGGAGAACAAGGAGAGCAGGAGCAGGGATTAGAAGTGCAGGAGCATGACATAGGTTACGTGGCTGGTAGTTTAACCGCTTTCAAATCTTCAATGAGTGTGCCGACAATCTGCGCCAGTTGAGGAAGCGTTACGGTTGCGGTGTCGCAGGTTCGTAGGGTTGCCCCATTCGCAAATGCCGTGTAGCCCGCTTGCGTGTTGCTGGTGCTGATGAAGGTGTTGATGAGCTTGCTGCTTGGATTACCTGCTAAGCCAGAAGTGGTGATAACGCTGTTTGCTGGAACTGATGCGCTTGATATTTGCAGCAAGGAGCTCAACGAAAGATCAAGAATTGCTCCTGCTCCTATTGCTATCTTCGCTCCGCTAACAACCGAAATGTAGGAAGTATCCACCCCGTTACCAACGTATAGATTGCTGTTGTTGGACAGGTCTATTTGCCCGCCTGTCATTGTGAAGGTGGCCGTATTCAACCCTGTCTCAGAAAGCATTTCCCCCCATTCGCCAGCCCCAAGACCCCATGCGTAATACGGCTGTGTGGTATCCGACTGACACCCGAACTGACCGATGAAATCAGCAACCGCCGCCGCTCGCGCTACCGCATCAGCGAATACCCGTGTCGTGAGTTGCGCGGCATTGACGTAGGCGAGATTCGCGGGAGTAATTGCAAGGCTTGTTGATGCTCCCGTTAATGCCTCTGCATTTGTGGCAATCTCTATCAGTCCAGAGAAGGTAGTTGTCGCACCGATTGCGGCAAGATTGCTTGGTGTGAGAATCTTGTTGTCGAGTGCTTTTCCGATTGCCTCTGCATCGGTTGCTGTCTCAAGCACCCCGCGCTGGGTTGTCGTGGCATCGGGTAGATCGTCAATAATCTGCTGGATGTTGAACGTGAGCAGGATTGTGTTGTTGCCCGCATCGAGCGTGACGAGAAGGGAGTTGTTGCCGCTGGTGATTCCGCGAAAGTCAAACTCGTTGCCGTTCTGCGAATCATAAACGCCGATCCCGGTGAGATTGATATTGGCGCAGGTGTATGCTTCAACGGGGTTGTCGGGCAATACGACTGTGTATTGGCAGTTGCAGCCTTGTGTTGATCCGCAGGTGTTACAGCATGACATGAGCGTGTTTTAGTTGGTTTTTAGAATAAAGCAATCACGGAATATCAATGGACATAAGATTCATACTAGACGGATAAAAGCCTTGGCATCAGATCGCGGGCGATACTTTCTCCAAACTCCATCTCCGATTTCTGAATCGCGCTCTCCCTTTCCGTTCGTGTTTCCGTCCACGCTCTCAATCTCTCCGCGCTCGCTATCAGCCGTCACAAGTCCAATATGTGAGAAGTCAAAAACCACAATGTCTCCACGGCGGCACGGCTCATTTTCACCGAGCACTTTCAATCCCTCGTCTTTTGCCCATCGAATAAAGTCGAACGCGCCAGTTGTTCGGGGTCGGTGAAACTTTACGATCTGTTGAACGCTTGGCGATTTTAGCCACTCGCGGATAATCCAGCAGATGAACGCCGCACACCAAGGCCAAACGCCAGGCTCAGTCCAAGTCGCCAACTGATATTCGCGCACCCTTGGCCCGCGATTGTTTCCGCCAATCTCGCGCACGCCTATTTCCTTTTCGGCTATCCTAGCCAGAGCATCCCGTGCTTGTTCTGGCGTAAGAATCGCCAAACGTATTTCATCACTTGGCATATCCTTTTAATGATTTCCCAATTTCATCGCCATTTACGTCGAGAAGAACGCGCTTGCCGTCATACGACGCACTAGCACCGCCGTAGTGGAGCGATACGCGATACGGAATAGCGGAACAGCTTGTGAGGTAAATAGACGCAAGGACGGCGAAAAGCGCAAGCAGGATAAAGTAAGCAGAATACTTTGGCCTCATGGCTTTGGTTTCTCTTGTATTGTTGATGCCCACTTATGAAGGGCGGAAGCAACTGCAATGATTAGCGGCCAATACATAGACACGGACGCAGGAATGATTGGAAGTTTGATAATTGTAGCATCCACGGAAAGCGGGATTGCGGCAAACGCAAGGACGAGCGAGATAAACTTTGTTTTGTTCATAGCTTTGTGGTTTCCTTGAAGGGGCACGGCTTGTTCGGGCACATCCTGTATGCCATTAGCATACCGTGGTTCTCGCCTGCTTGAGTTTTCACTGATTCGATTTCGCTTCTAAGCTCCTTACGGTCAGTCTCGCATTGTTCGCTGCGATGCCAAAGAATCCTTGCAAGAAAACATAGCGCGCCTGTCACGGAACTTACGGCTATGAGCAAGGCGTTTTCGAGTGTCATGGAAACAGCGCGAGGATTTCAGTTTTCTTCACCGTCCACGTTGCCAGTTCTTCCGATGAAGTTCCCGGCACTTCGGCTGGAATCTGAATCATTTGGACGGTCAGCTTGGCAGCGGCGATGTCGCCACGGCGGATGTGATTGACTACGGTATCGTAGGCGTTCCCGAAAGCCCATTTGCCGCCGTCGCTGAAATTGGTGTAGGCCGTTTTGAGTGACTTAATGAGCGCGGTGCGCTTGCATTGTTCGGCGTATTGTTCGGGCGTTAGTCTCATTGTTCTTTGGTGATTTTGAGTTGGCAGGTTCCGCTGTAAAAATAGAGGCCCGCTCCGTTTCCTCCGTCCGTGAAGATGGAGCGTATTTTCACCGTGGCTCCTTGGTCTAAGAGAATAGTGCGCTCAATAGTCTCGCTGGCAGCTACACTCCCGACGCCAAGCCAGTAGTCGAATAGGGTTCCTCCGCTGCGGATGGTTACGATGGCGGAGTTCGCATTGTCAGTGAGTTTTACGGTAAAACTGCCGTCGCCCCCTGTGGAGTAGCCCGACGTTCCTTCATATCGAAGAGACAATCGAAATGTGTAATAGCCTTTTGCGGGAGCAGTGAATACCGCCCCTGAAAGCGCAGACCGCATTTTCCCGTCCAGATTTTCCCAAGTAAAATCCGTCTCTGTGTTATTGACGGTAGTGAGGCTTACAGCCGTGGCTAACAACCACCTGCTTTGTCCTACTACGTCCCATCCTGCTGTGCCTGTCCCGCCAGCGGTATCACGGCAGATAATCGTTGCAGATTCGCCAGCCTCTACCTCGGCTAATTTAGTCGATCCGTCGCTGGCGTAAATGTTCAGTATTCCCGTGCTGATGTTCACGAAGAGGGTCGCCCATCCTTGGGCCAGCGTGGAAACATCCGGAACTTTGAAAAAGTGGTATGTGCTCCCCGTAAGTTCCTGCTTGCTTGCGCTTGTAACTGTGAGCGTGGTGGTCGTGGCACCCCCGTCTGCAACGGTCGTGGCGAAGATGGGGCGGGCGAGGATGCCCGTGCCGACGCCCGCGCCGAGCGTCATTTCAGACGGCTCGATGGTGGTGCCGAGAACGGAAGATGGAACGTAGGAACTTTTCATGGGTTAAGTCATCCAACTCATAAAAGCGGTGCCGGGCGTGTCCATTACCACCGTGAGCGCGGACAGCAAGGCTCCCTCGTCTCCCGCTGAGAAGCCCGCTGGCACGGCTACCCCGTCAAAGGTTGCCGTGCCCGTGAGGATCGTGACAGTCCAGTTGAACGCGCCGACTGGTATGGCTTGGGTTTGCCCTGCCGTTTTTAGATAGGTGGAGCGGGTGCCAGAGCGCGGCACCGCAACCACGGCGGACGTGATTTTTGGTGCGGTGCCCTCTGGCCCTTTGATGACGGGTTCCATGGGTTATGAAGCCTGCGTGAATGTGATGCCTGCCTTGAGCTTGCTGGTGGCGTAGGCGAACCAGCTTGTGCCGTCCGAAACAACTTCCACCTTGTCGCCAGCGACGGCCTGCCCGGCCACGAAGGTAATGGTGTCGTCCGCCGTGCCGCTGTCGCCCGTGCCTAAATGTTCGGCGGCAACTTGCACCCCCTTGATGATGTTCGCGGAGCTTGCTGATACAATCGTGTAGCTGTCACCCGATGGTGCTGCGCTGACAATGAAGGTGAACTTCAGTCCGATGGCTGCGGCGGGAAGCGTCGAAACGAACTCGGTTGCGCTGCTCAGATAGAACACGCTGCCGGATTCGGCTGCGGTGATGACGTTGGTTGCCGTGACGACCTCGGACAGTTCCTTGATTGCCATGCTCTTCAGGATCGGTGTGACACCGCTCGGCCCCGCAATCTCCCCTGATGAGTTCACCTGAAGTTTCACGACTCCATCCGGCCCTACGAGGGCGCGGGAGAGTGTGGCGATGGATGTTTCCAGCGGGGAGATTACTCCCTGCTGCGTTTTGACGGTTTCTGCCTTCTGTTGATCGATACTGTTCATGTTGGTATTTTGGTTCTCTGGTTATTCTGAAAAGTTGTGTGGTTCGCTCGGCTTGTGACCTAGTATTGCGCCGAACATATTGCGTGTTCGGTCAGGCCACTCACGCGCCTCCTTCAACGAGTGCCATGCGTCAAGCGCAGAATTGCGTTCTTCGGCACTTTTATTTTTGTCGTGAATCACGGCATCCAATTCGGTCATTTTGCTGATGACACACTCCCGCATAAACCAGCCAAACTCAGGACACGAAAGCAGCTTTGTCACCTTCGACATTCCCTCTACGGCGATCTTCTGGTTTGCTGATTCAGCGTCGGTCATAGGTTCGGGTATGATGGGGTTGGGTTGGGATATGCAGGCTTGTCTTTCTTCGCCTCCGCTGGCGTTTCTTTCGGGGGATTCTGCAACATGAAATGCGCCATGCGTTCCTCTGGTGTCGCTGGTGTCCATCCGCTGTCCTGTTCCCATTGCGCTTGGATGCTCGGCGGGCAGTCCTTGTAGGAAATCATTTCGCGGGTCGTGCGTTTGAGTTCCGCCTGCTGTCCTGCGGCCTGTTGTTCTTGCCACTGTGCAATCTCCTCGTCGGTGACGTTCGGGCAGAGTTCGTCGGGGTCTGCGACTTCGAGTGCCTTCAGCATATTCAGGTATAGCGGACGCCCAAGTTTCGCCACCATGATTGCGGGCGTGCCTTTGATTGCGTGGAAGTCCTTGAAGAAGGCGAGTGCCTGCTGGTTGGTCGAGAGAAGTTCGCTGCTTCGTGAGCGTGTGAGGAGAAGTCGAATCTCGCGGCTGATTGTCCGCGCCTCGTCCCGATTGATCGTGAGAAGTTGCTTCCCGTCTTTCGTGAGCAGGAGTTCTGTGTCGCGCAGGTTCTCCAGCACCAGCGTCGTCACTTGCTCCATGATGCGGATGAGTGCGTGCTGCTGTTGGATCTCCGTGTTCTTGATGAGAAGATTCGCGGTGCGTTCGATGTTCAGGATGCCCGTGGCCGTGCGGCTTTGGTTCAGGTCGCTCGAACTGGCATCCTTCGCGCCGATGATGCCGAACATGAGGTTGGTCTGCTGCTGCGCTTCCTTCATCAACTCCATGCCAATCTCCGACTTCTCCTGAAGGTTCACCCTCCAGAGGGGCGGGCGGTTGTCCTTATCGTAGCCCGGCTCCACGTCATACACCTTGTTCGATCCGAACTCCACTTGTGCCCCCATGCGCCATTCCTTCACGGCATTTGGATCGCGGAAGTCTATCGAGCTTTCCTTTCCGTCCTTCACGTTGAAACGATTGAACTGCGCGTCAATGTAGGTGCATTGGTCGAGCACCGCTTGAATGACTCCCTCGCCATACCAACGGTTCGGCACCCGATCAATGCCGGGGATGACCTCAAAGGGACGCTTCGGCATGATGTTCGCCAGATACTCGCAGAACACCATTTTCTTGTTCGTCATGTCCATGACTACGAAGATTTCCTCCTCGATGCCGTCTCCGTCCACATCCGCACGCACGTAGCACTCGGCGAACGGGCGGTAGATGTCTATGGAGGACGGCTGGTGATAGTCCTGCTCGCCCTGTGTCGTCTTTGCCTGACGTTCGCCTGATGTTTCGTTCGTGCCGTAGTTGGTAAAGTATTCGTCGAACCCCTCGAATTGCCCGTAGATTTCCTTCGCGTGCTGTGGCGTGTCGTCGTAAAGCTGAACCACCATGTCCGCTTCGTGGATGGACGGGCACCGTAACGGGCAGAGGAAGGAACGGTAGTCGAGTTCGCGCACTTCCACGCCCTCGTATTGAATCAACTCCTGCTGGAGCGAGTCGAAGTTCTGGTAGTCAAACTCCCCTTGTCGCATGGAAAAGAGCGGGTCTTTCTTCAGCCTGAACATTTCCTCCACGGCTGGATCAGGAAGGAAGTCGTCGTTCTCGTAGATGAGAAGTCCGTTCGGCGTATAAACGGGCTGGCCGCTCTGATCCACCATCACGGTTGCGCTGCCGAGATACGGTGTCGAGCGTCTGACATAACGGATCTTCACCACGCACTCGTTGCGGACGATTGCGCTGCGGATGCAGGAGCGGAGTTCGAGTTGAATGTCGCTCCTGTCCACCTTCTGCTGAATCAACTCCTCCACGGCCCGTGCGGTGGCGTCGTCGCCTGTGTCCGTCTTTACAGCTGCAAAGAAAGGGCGTGTGCCGAGTAGGTCGTCGGCTGCTTTGGCGTGTGTCTCGCGCACGTAGCGTTGTGCGGTGCCGAGCGTGAGGTTGGATACGTCAAAGACTCCGCCAAACTGCAATTTGCGCCAGTCAAAGTCGCTGTCGAAGATGTCCTGATACTTCTTTCTGTGTCCCATCCATGAATCGGTTTCCACTGAACCATCTTCCAGCACACCGCTTTCCTTTTGGAGTTCGCCGATGCGCGTCACGCAACGTCGCTCCAGTTCCTCCTTTTTTTCGGCGTCGAGCTTTAGGTGGGTGTTCTGGAGCGCAACGGGTGCTTGCGGCTGTGGCGTTACGTCGAAGTCTTGTCCTGTGGAAATATCGGGCATTTTAGTAGAAAGATGTGAACTCCCTGTTGAATTGTTTGAAAGGTTGCGGCCTCAAGACTTCACCCTTTGCCTTTGGAGCGGGGTTTCGTTTGGCCTCTTCGTATTTTTTGGGCTTGTTGTCTGTCGGCTTTGGCGCAATTCGGATCGCGGTCTGCGCTATCTCCCTGATCTTCTGGTTTAGTTTCCGTTCGGCTTCAGGGGTTTTGGCGGATGCGCGTGCGATGGTTAATACTTTGATCGCCTTTTGTGCATCTTCGAGCATGAGCCTGCGCTTTCTGTCGTTCTGCATTTCTGGCTGAGTGATCGACTCCTTTCTCCTATTCGCTTTGTCAAGTTCAGCGTAGAAGTTATTCACCGAGAGCGATGAACTTGAGTCGGTGCCGCCCCTTCTAAACATCCTGCCCAACACTGGAATGTCCGATGCGCTTGGCTGCTTCTCTGTGTTCCCTAGTCCGATCAGATGGCCGATGGTCTGCGCGTCCCGCGAGAAGTCGCCAATCACTCCGCCCGTCATAGAACGAATCGCGGCATCTACGCGGAGCGGGCTGACAGAGTTCGGGAATATATCGCCGAGCGTGTCCGCGAGCGCGGTGTCGTGCCTGCCGCGCTGCTCGCCCGCTGGTGCGTTCACCAGTGACTTCGGAACAATCGGCCTGTCGAAGAATGCCACCCTGTTCTCAAGCTGCTCCTTGAGCGTGTTGAATAACGGCGGGAGATCCACTGGATTGAGCGTTACGAATACGTGCTTCATCACTTGCGATGCCGCCTCTGGATCTTTGCGGTAGAGCGAGTCCAGAATTGCCTCTGGCACGGCTGAGAAGAAATTACCCCACTCCTGCGGGCGCGGTATCTGGATCAACTGATCGCCCACGGGGATGTTGAAATACAGATACTTTTCCCGCCATGTCATGTCTTTATACCAATCGTCGTCCTTGTATTTCCACCAGAGAAGCAATGCGGGAATGGTGAGCGCGGTGAGTCCGCGAAGGACTGTCTTGAGCGGGTTCTTGTGGAATGCCCTGCCGAAACTTCTGGCACCCTGAATGGTCGCGTTGAAGAACGGGATGGCCTGATTGACAGCCTTCGCGTAGGAGCCTGCCGCCGAGAAGTCCACCGTGGATCTCTTGGCCGCGAGCATGATCGCATACATCTGCTTGGTGGTTATCGGTGCGCCTGCTTTCCAATCCCAACCTACGTCTTTCGCAATCTGCTCCATTTCGGCAATGCGCGGGGCGGATTCGCTGACGGAGAACAGTTTTTGAAGCGTCTCGATTGCGTTGTGCGCCCTGTGAACCATGCGCCCTGAAAGACTCTTGGATTGGTGCTGCTTGTAGGGATCGATGTCCTGTCCGAGCGGCTGGCCTACTTGCAGGCCCAACCTGTCGAACATATCTATGAGCGGATGATTCTGTCCGCGAAGTCTGTTCGGGTTCCATAGTGCGCCGAAACTGCGAACCCATGATCCGAACAGTGTGAGCGCACTAGCCTTGCTGTCGGACTGCATGAGCAATGTCGGCAAGTCGCGGGCGGGGTTGGTGAAGAAGCTGAACGATGCGCGGAGTCCCGTGGTTCCAAGTCGGAACATTCTGGCAGGGAAACCGAGCAATAGGTTCAGTGCTTTTGGCAGCCTGTAAAGGTCAATGCCCTCCAGTGCGTCGAAGATGCGAGGCTCCACGAAGAACCACTTTGTCTTGAGTTCCTTCTTCCCTGTTTCGGGATTCATCACTTCTACGGAGTGGGAAATGATCGGGTCTTTCCCCTTCGGCTTCGACATCGGCGTGAAGTAGTTGAGAATGTCGTCGTCCTCCACGGTGGAGGTATCCATGCCCATCTTCTCCAACTGATCGCGAATGTCGCCCACGGTGAGCGAGTTCATTTTCAGGCCACGCGGCACTTCCTCGATTTGAAAGCCGAGTCCTTCAATCTTCCTGAGATTCATCACAGCATCCAGAATCACCCGCTTGTGAGCGAGTTCGATCCATTTCTCGGCGTTGTTCAGAATCACTGGCATTGGCTCCAGTATCTCGCGCCCTGAGCCGAAACGGGTGATGCTCTTGAGTGCCGTGCTTGCGCCTGTTTGTGCGCTTTGGATGGCGGTGCGAACTTCGCCCGGCTCAAACCAGCGGGAGAGCGGGATGTATTTCTTCCAGCGTGACGTGATGCTGTCGATCAGCGGGGCGATGCTTGGGCTTGCCTCCCGCACGTAGTTCATCAAGCCACGGTTCCAGTTCCAGTATTTGTCCGCTGCGATGTTGAAGTTCGGATCTTTGCCGAGTTCATCAACGAGGAACTGTGCCTCCGCCCGCGTGAGGCCGGGGTTCTTGTTCGCATCCCATCTTTCAAGCGCGTGGTGCGCCCAAAGGAACAGCATGAAGTCGGACTCGTTGCCCTTCACGATTGCCATGATTTCCGAGAGTCCCTGCCCTGTAATGTTTCCAGCGAAGTCGCGCATCGCCTTCTCATTCATATACGCTGCCACAAGTTTTGCCGTGCCGCGCAGTGCGCTCGCCATTGCGTATGGGTTGCTGTCAATCGGGAGTGAGTCGCCTAGCTTTCCTTCCGCCTCCGCTACCATCTGGCGTATCGGTTCGAGTTCGTCCACCCACTTCCTGATCAGTTCAGGCCGAGACATGGACTGCTTGAAACGCTTCAGCTTGTTTGCCGAGCTATTCGGATCAACCACGTCCGCCGATGCTTTATTCCTGACTCCTTGTGCGCGGTATTGTGTGAATGCTTCGCGGGCCTGCTTCACTGCGCTCTCCACTTCTGCGAACAGCGGGAGAACGGTTTCCGTAAAATACTTGTATGCGTTGGGTGCCTCTGCTTCAGCGTTGTCCGTGGTGAAGTAAAGTCTCCAGAACTCAGCGAATCCCTCGCTGGTGTAGCTGCCGATTGGCTTCGCTCCGCCGTATAAATCTTCGCCGAGTTTTTTTAGTTCGCGCAATACGTTGTTTGGCACAACGCCTTTCTGTGAACCGATTCGCAGGGTTTTGTAGAGAACCTTGGCGAGAAGATGCCCTGTCTCATGCGCGGCCACGTCGAGGCTGAGTGCTGTCCGCATCCTGACCACTTCGGGATGCTCCTTGAACGTGCCGCTCTGTTTCCCTTTTACTCTGCCGACTTGGAACGGAACCGTTTTGCCTACCGCTGCGCCGATTGCTTCGAGTGATTTTTGCGCCTCGCGTGTGCCTACTGTTTGCCCTTTGTATTCGGGTGTCGGTTTGTCGCTGACTTTGATTGGCCGTCTGCCGATCATTCCTTCCTCGGTGTCCGCGCCGAAATCTGGTTCTTCAGGAATCGATCCGTCTGTGTCCTCTGGCTGCTCCTTGAGCGGGGTCTGCTTTTCTTCCTCTTTCGGAGGTTCAGGCTTTTCCTCGGCGGGAGGTTCTACTTTGTCCTCGGCGGCGGGAGCGGGATTTTCAGGCTTGCTGCTGCCTCCCTCAGTAAAGAGTTCGCCGTTCTCGGCACTCGCGGTGTTCGTGATTTTTGAGAGGAGGGTGAAGGGACTGACTTTGGCGCGTTCATTTCCGAACATATCGCCCGTTTCTTTATCCAAGTCACGCTGATTTTGTTCTTCTTTTGCCAGCACTAAATATGCGTCTAAAACGGTGGCAAGTTCCTTGGCGGATCTCTGCGAGCGCGAGAACAACGAGAGCAAGGCTTCTCCCTCTGCACTCAGGTCGTCCTTGATCAACTCCATCTTTCTGTTGCTGAACCATTCCTCCAGACTCTTGTATTGCTCTCCCTTCACCGCCGCTATTCCGCGCTGGAATGCCGCCAGTGCCGCCATGATTGGGCTTGCGAGTGAAAGGTCGGAGTCGAGGCCCGCGAGTCGTCCCGCCCTCGCTAGGATGGTGGAAATCGCACGCTTGCCGTTTTCGCTCTCCATGACCTGCGCGAGTTCGCCATACTTGAGTCCCGCCTTCCGCGCCATGCCAGCGAGCATCGCCGCCTGCACGCGGCGTGTGCCGTCCGCCAAGTTGAACTTGCCTTTCGAGTCCTCCTTGAGCGGGCGAAGTTTCTTCTCCATCACGCTTGCCACCATCTGCAATGATTGCGCCGTGAGATCTCCGCCCTCGGTGAACTCTACGATGTTCGGCGTTGCGGCAAGTGCTTCGTAATCGTTCAGTGCCTCCTCAACCGTGTTCTCGTTCAGGCCGATGCTTTTCGGATTGGATTGCGTGATGAAGTCGCGGCGTGTGCCGTTCTTGTAGCCTGTGACTCTGAACACCAAGACGGGTTGCTTCATTCCTGCCAGCTTGCTTTGCAGGCCCAATCGTTTCGCGGACTCTTCAATGCTTTCGCGGTATGGCTTAATGCCTGTCGGGTTTGTGTCCCATGCTTGCGTCACACCGTCCGCCCGCCCGTTGCCTGCCAAGATTGCTTCGTCGTCAATGCTTGGTGCTCCCGTCAATGACACGGAGTTTTCGGTGAGCATACTTGGGTCTGGCTTTTGCCGAATCATTTCAATTTGCCGCTTGGACGCTTCGTTCGTGGTTCTGTCGCGGTTCTGTGCATCGCCGACTTCCCGCTGAATGAGTTTCTTCAGGTCGTCAGCCTCGATGAGTTCGTAGTGCCCCTGCGCTTCGACTCCGTTCGCCACGCCAGTTGCTCTCGTTGCCTTGGACTGCGGCGGGACGGATGATTCGCTTTTGAAGTCTCCTGTAATTTCGGCGTCTGCTTCCGTCACGTCACCTTGCAGCTTTTCGTTTGGAATCTTCACCGTGAGTCCGCGTGCTGTTATCTCCCCGTGCTCGTCGGTGATTTCCGCCGAGAACCACGCGCCCGATGTTTGGGTTGGCTCCCCTTCGCTCATGTCGAACAGCTTTTTGAGTCTGGCGATCATGGCTGTGGTTACGTCCTTCCTGCTCGCGTCGGCGGCGGGGCCAGCCTGCTTGTTCGGAGTGGCGGCGTTGAGGTTCGGCGATCTCCCTCCGCCTCCGCCGTCTGGCCCGTCATCGTCTGGATCGGTGTCTTGCGATGGATAGGATGTGAGGTCGGCCCCCGGCGCGGTGGGTTCGTTCACCGTGATCTTCAGTCTCGCAAGTGCGTCGAACACGGAGATTGCGTTGGTGATGTGGAATGTGGCCGTTGCTGGCTTTCTTGGCGATACGTTCCATGTCCGACTTCCACTGGTGTTGATTAGGTGCGTGAGGAGTGCCCTATCGTTTATGATGGATTGGGCGGCGGTGTTTGTCGCTTTTGCGGATACTGATATTTTCACCGTCCTGCGATATGGGTCGAAAACCATCGAGCCTTGCGCTTCTGCAAGCGCGAGCGTGGCCCTTCTGATTTCCAATGCTTGCCGCATTTCGGAGCCTGTTGTTATTTTCCTCTCCGTGAATCCTGTGAAGTTTGCTGGCAATAGAATGCCTTTCGAGATCTCCCCGTCATTTCGGGTGAACGTGATGAAGGACATTTTGCCTTTCACCTTTCTGTCGAGCAGTGCCTTGTAGCCGCCAATCGCGTTGCCCGTTACCACGTAGCGAATCCGCTCCCTCCGCATGGTCTTGTCCCAATCAGATTGGAAGTCGTAGTTGCCGCCGAACTGCGGGCTGTTGGGTTGCCAACGGATGATGCTGGCAAGCTGAGAAAGTGGAACTTTCACCATTCCCTTGTTGCGCCCATCATTCACGCGGAAAATGAGAAGGTGATCCGCTGAACTTGTAGGGCTATCAGGACGGAGCAGGATGTCGGTGCATATCGCAAGAACTCGCTCGGCGTCCTCGCCCGCGCCGATTCCTACTTGGAATGTATTGGCGTGCCTTGGTGATGCGACGATGTTGAGTGCCGTGATGATGTTTTCGCGGGCCTTCTCGTAGGGTCTTGCGACACCCCTCTCCGCCACGACTAAGGCGTGCGCCAGATCGCGTTCGTGCTCCGTCTCCTCCTCTTTATTGAGCGCGTCGATCTCCTCTTTGTATTCAGCCTCGGTTTTTTCTTTTATGGTTTGACCGAGTAGCTGCTGGAGTTCGTTCGGCTTTCCATTGCGGATTTGTTTGTCGCGTTCCTCGCGCCTTCCGAGAACCGCTTTCCACTTCTTCTCGAAGCGTGCGCGTGCGGAATCCTGTGCGACTTTGATTTCGTCCGATTTCTTGTTTTCCCATTCGTCGAGAATCTTGTCCACTTCGGTTCGCCTGTCCTGCCGCAAGTTTTCTTCGTCGCGCCTGCGCCGTTCGTTCGGGTCGAGTGGTTTGGTTCCGCTGTATTTCTCCTTCGGTTTTTCGAGCCAGCGGCGGGCGTTCTTGTTTGCCTCTTCGTATGCGTCGTCCGTGCTCATCGGCTCGCCGCCCTCTTTGACCTTCAGTTTTTCAATGACAGCTTTTTGCCCGAAGGATACGTCAGCGTCCACTTCGTCGAAGATTGTGTTTGCCGCAACCAACTCGGCTTGAAAGTCCCTCTCGTTCGTGGCGAATGGATCTTCCCCGTTCTCGATAAGCCCGCGCAGCCTGCCTTTGAATCGCTCGCCGAAATCGCTCCAGAATGCGTCCATCGTGTCGGGCGACACGGTGCTCATCCATCCGCTGAAGGTTCTGACAAACCCGCCTTCCCATGTTGATTTTGCTTTGTAATACTGATTGAGTAATGCCGCCTTCATTGGCGGCAACATATTCGGCGGAAACTTTAGGGGCATTTCGGCAAGAACCTGCGGGTGCTCCAGTAGCGTCTCCAGCGCAACATCGTCGCCGATTTGGTTGAAGAAGTCTGGTAGTTCCACGGAGCCTGTCATCGCCGTGTCCTTGTTGCTGGTAGTGGATGCGTTCAGCTTGGACAGCTTCGCCCGTAGGAATGATGCCTTTCGGGTTTCGTGCGGTAGCGTTGTCTGGATGAGTAGGTATTCTGGCCGCTGCACCATTCCAGTTCGCATGATGCGTCCGATGATCTGCTGAAACCCGTTGATCTCAGTGATAGGCGACATGATGAACATGACGCGCTGCTTTAGATTTATAGAGTCGTCCCGCGATGAATGAAGGGAGATACCAACCGCACCCGATGCGTTAATGATCATCACGTCCAGATCCTCGTTGTTGAACTTCTTGTTCATCCGCCCTCTGTTTTTTGGCGAACTCTCGTCGTCGGGTCTGTCTATAATAACGCCCTCCTTTAACTGGTTGGTGCGACTTGTATATTCGCCGAACTCGATACTTGCCTTTTTCAGCCTGTCTGTGATGTGGTCTATCGGCGAGACGGGTAGTTTCTTGAGTTCTTCGTTGCTTCGCACAAGTCCAACAAGTTTCTCGTAGTCGGCGCGTGCGTCCGAAAGCAACTTCTTGTATTCGGGCATATCCGATACGTTCTCGCCATGCAGGTTTGGCAATGTGTCCCACAACAAAGAGGCGGCGTTGGGGCCGAGGAGGTTTTTCTTGGTTGAGCCTCCTTCCCACTTGACCGCTATCCCCTCCGCGATCTTGTTCATATACCGCTCCAGTGCCGAGTTGTAGGTTTTATCCAGTCCCATTTCTTTCAGAGCTTCCAGCGTTGCCTCGCCCGTCTGGTTAATCGCTATGACTACCTTTTGCGGTCTTTGGCTATCCCTGTGCGTTCGGTATTCCATTTCCTCTGGCCTCGTCATTGAGGCGTAGAGCAGGTTCATGTCTCCCTCTGGAATGTCCTGCGCGTGGAACGGTTCAGTCGTGCCGTATTTTGAAAACCTTTCTTTCAACGGATCTCCTCCGCGCTTCATCGCTGCCGCCTCGATCTGGTTCATCAAGTGCAACTGTTCTTCTGTGAGCGGGTTCTTTTTATTTCCGTTCTTCACGCGCTCGATTGCGTCGTCCGCAACGGCGTCGGCTTTCATGGAGAACAGGAGCGTTTCGATTACGTGGAAAAACGATCTTCCAAAATTATATGAACTCAGCTTTACTTTTTTACCCATCGGTTTGTCGGCGGAGTCCTTTTGCTGACACATCCCTTTTTCCTGCATCGCCGCCTCTAGTTTGCTCAGGTTTTCCTTTAGGTTGTTCTGGTATCTGGCGACTTCCTGAACCATGTCTGAGAATTGGTTTCCGATCTCCCTGTCGCGCTCCCTGTATTGCTCGGTCTGTTTAATGCCGAACGAGACACCGCGCATACTTCGCTCCCTTCTGAACATCGAGCTTTCCGCGAGCATTGAGGCCACTTCCTGTTGTAGCGGTGCCCCGCCTACGTGCATGATTTCTCCGATCTTCTTTGCCTCGATGCCGCTCCGTGAGATTGCCGTGCGATAGTAGAGCGGAATTGAGGAGGCGCGTTTGGCGTAGGTGGCGGAGGAGTAATATACTCCGCTCATCTTATCCATGATGCCGAGCATCTTGTCCACCCGCTTGCCATCCTCTGATTCGCTTGCCGATTCTCCTGCCGCAAAGTGCGACTCGTCCATCAGCAACATCGCCTTGGGCGCAAGTGCCCGTAAAGCCTGCGTCCTAATTGTGTCCTTCCGAATCGCCCTGTCCTCTGACGAAAGTAATGTTACTGGCGTGTTCGGGTCTGGAAACTCGTAGTGTTCTGGCGGGAGTATTTCTTGGTCTATCTGTGAATAATTGACGAAGATTACGTTGTATCCCTTCGGAAGTTGCCCGTCCTTTGCAATTCCCCACACCTTGTTCTTCACTTGGTCGTCGGGTGTATTATACGGCAGTGTCTTGCCCTCGATTTCTGTGGAGAGCTTGACATCGTTCGCTATGATAAACGGTTCAATCCTGTCGGTATCTCCCTCAAAAAACGCGCCGATGTTGTTCGCATCGCGCAGCATATCCATGAACAGGTTCGGCTTCTCCGTCATAAAGATCGGAGTCAGGTCGTTCCTCAAGCACCACTTCATCAGTGCCGCCAAAACGCGCCCTTTTCCGATCCCTGTCTGATCCCCGTTGATGGTTGCTATGCCCCTGCGGTGGTTCCATATCGAAAGCGCAACCGCGTCCACTTGCTCGGACATGAGCCGTTTTCCGAGTTCCGCTCGGTCTTTGTATCCAAGTTCCTTGATCACGAACTCGTCTATGTCTCCAACCTCTTCCTTTACCTGTTCGAGAACATTCTTTTGTTTTTGGACAAGGTTTTTCGGCGTGAGTGTTTTGCCGGGATTAACGGTGGACTCTCCCCTATACAGAGATTGGAAGTCGTCGCCCTCGTCTGGCTGAACCAGCGTCTCTACATCGAGTCCAGATTCGTGAGTTCGTCTCCCAAGATCGACTGAAATACCTCCACGCTTACCCCCCGATTCACTGCCGCCGCCAGTTTCTCCACCGCCCTCCTTGGGAGGCAACCCATCACTTCCTCCGCTATTGTCGTCTCCGTTATCTCGTCCGCCATTACCATCTTTCGGGTTTCCTCTAGTTGGTGGCTTAGGCGGTTCATCACGGTCATTCCGTGTTCCTCCAGCATTGCCGCCAGCTTTGGGTGCTTTTGTAGTTGGGTGCTCATGATCGTATAGTTTCTGTCTGAGTTCTGCGACTGTCGAAATTATGGGTGGTGCTTCCTTGTGTGGTGTCCTAATCGAAGCTGAACCAGTTTTCCTCTTTATGTAGATAATGTCAAGGGGTGGCGAGTCGGTATTCAGCAGTGCATCGCTGACTGTAACGTGGCTCGCTACACCGTAATTCCGATAGAGGATACTGGAGAAGTTTTTCCAATCTTCGCTCTGGTAGGCCGCGAGGCGTTCTTCGGGCGTGGTTCCGTCCACGGACGGCAGCACAAGAACCGCTGAACCCGCCGAGTGAAGTTGTTCGTCCAGTAGGTTGAGCGCGTTGATGAAGTTCATGTTCCGCGATTTGAACTCCACGGAGCCGATCTTAACTGTCTGCTCTGGTTCCGTGTCGGCAATCGCGGTTTCGTTGGTCGAGTAAATCAGCGACTTGTGTGTGTGCTTGATCTGATTCTCCTCCAAGGAGTTCATGGACGGCGCGGACGTTACGCCGATGCTTTCCAGTAGTTCCTTCTGCCCCAAGTCCTCTGAATATGCGTGGGTCAGTTGCTCGCGGTTGTCCCGCTCCAAGTGCGGCATCAGGTCGTCGGAAACGATGGCGCACTGTATTTTCTCTCCCGCCGCGTTTGCGAGCCTGCTCGCGTAATACGCCACTACTGGCTTCAGATTCGTCTCCCGTGATGCGTCCTGTGTGATCTCTGGCGAGTCCTTGTCCAGTTGCGATAGCCTGTCCACGATCAGTTCCGTGGGAAGTATTGGATGCTGAGATATTACCTGTGCGGCCCTGAACACTCCGCGCTGCGCCCAATACAGCAGTTCGGTTTTGTTCATGTTCAGGCCAGAACCCATCAACTGAAGTTCGGGAGTGGTGATCTTGATTCCAGCCAAAAGCCTTTCCTTGATCGCCTCTGAGTAATCTTCGGAAGTCGTTATGATGCGGTCATACCCATTCTTCAAGAGGACACGCTCGACTCGGCCAACGTAGTTCTCGAACAGCGGGCTTTTGCGGAGTTCCTTGCCCGTGAAGATGCGTTTGATCCACGCGAGAACGCGGGTTAAAATGCTGGATATTTGCGATGTGAATATGCCTGTATGCCATGCCTCATCGAACCTTCCAAAGACACGGTTCTGAATGGCCTGCCTGAACACTTCATGTGCAAGGTTGCCCGCGCCGAGTAGATTGCCGCGCCCGCTCTGGTAGAGTTCGTCCGCAAGCTTCGCTTCGCGTGGGTGTAGGTGATGCAACTCTTTTCCAAGGTCGTTGAGTATTCTGGCGTGGTAAGCGAGAAAGAGTTCCTGCTGCTGATCCTCATCGGTTCCTGCCGAGAGTTCGATTTCGAGTTTCTTCGCCAATGATTCGCGTTGGCTTGGCGACATGGCCCTGACTTCCATGAAGATCACTTTGTTGAACATCGCGTGTATCGTTTCGTGATACATGATGTTTCTGGCGAGCGCGGTGGGGTGTGCGCTGTCCATGAGCGCGTAGAGGAGTTTCGGTGTGACTACGAAGATTTCCTTGAATCCGTTTCCTTTCACGTAGGCCAATGCCTTTGCGTTTGGATCTCCTTCAGCTACGGTGATTCCTACCCTGCTCCAGAGCGGGCCGAACTCCAGCTTCACTTGAGCAATGAGATCCTCCGCTGCCGCTACATTGGCGAGCTTGGGGCTTTCCGCTTTGCCGGGGAAGTCATTCGGGAGTGATTCGTCGTTGCTTTGCGTGGTAGGGAAATATCCCTCTGCTGTTGGCGGCAGTGGTTCGTATTTGCTGTATTCCCGTGGGGGTTTCTCCGCTTCCTTTTGGTTGGCGTATTTCCGTGCCGATTCGATCTGCTTGAAAGCATACTTGTTCCCGTCCTTCACCCATGCTGTCGATCCGTCCTCAAGGTCAGCTTCTTTTTCGGGCGCAAAGTTCCTATCCGTGACGAGGAAGTTGTAGCCTCCGAAGCCGGGGTGCGCTTCGTCCTCCACGGCGGTAAAAACCATCCCCTCTGGCGTCGTGATTTGATGCTGCGGGATGAGTCCCGTGTTGATGAACTTTTCCTTCCATCCCGCCTTCTCCATTTCGGGAGTGATCCAGCGGTAGGTTTTCTCCTTCGGGTTGCGAAGATCTTCAAGTATTGTCTCAAACTCAGTTCTGGATACTTCTGGCAGGGTTTCGTCAGCCAGCCCCCAAACTATGTGGACTACCCGCCCTGTCAGGGCATCTTCTTTTCCGAACTTCTTCAAGAACGCTAAGAATCTCGCCGTGAATCCCTCAGGGGTTCTAACACTTGGGTTCTCCTCTGCTTCGCTCAGTATTCCCTCCCCTATTCCGTTGAGTTTCGCCAGAACCTCTGGATTCTTCAGGTCTAGCGTGCCTGCTTGGGCGGCGATTATCAAATCTCCCACGTTGGTTCCGAACTTGCTTTCTGGTTTAGCGGCAGCAAGCGATAATTTTGTTGGGGCGGCGGCAAATAGATCGATGCCAGCGTTCTCCCAATCTTTTGCTCCCTCCACTTTTCTCTTTCCTCCCGCCTCTGGTGGTTTCGGCTTGTCCTTTTCCTCGTCCTTCGGCGGCTTTTGATCTTCGTCCTTCGGAGGATTCGGCTTGTCCTTTTCGGCGTCGGCTTTGTCTTTTTCGGCTTTTTCCTTCTCAGCTTTTTCTTTATCCGCCTTCTCCTTTTCAGCCTTCTCCTGTTCGGCCTTTTCGGAGTCCGCCTTGTCCTTCTCAGCTTTTTCCTTTTCGGCTTTCTCGGCGTCGGCTTTTTCCTGTTCGGCTTTCTCCTGTTCGGCCTTCTCCTTGTCCGCCCTCTCTTTTTCGGCGTCGGCATTGCCCTTGTCCTTGTCCAGTTCGGCTTTGTGCTCGGCGAGCCAAGTTTCCAGTTCGCCCATCAACTCCTTGGCGTTGGTAGAAAGATTTCCGACACGGCCCCTGAGCCATTCGACAAACTCCTCGATCATCTGCCAAGTGCTCTCCGTCAGCGGTGTTCTGCTGTTCGGATCACGCGCCATCTGCATAATTGCACGCCAGACTTCAAACGACTTCTCTTCGTCAGTGAGCGTGCCCCAATCGTTGCGGGCGTCTTGCAGTCCCTTCGCTATTCCAGCTTCGGTCTTGAGTAGTTTCTTTACCTTGGCCTGCCGCCTTTTGCGTTCTTCTGGAGTAGCGGTTCTGTCGTAGGCCCATGCCACGGTTTCCGCGTGGTCAATTTCTTCCTCCGTCGCTTTCTCGATAAATGCCGCACGCTCCTCTGGCGTGAGATTTTTCGTGCTTTCGTATAACGCCTCTGCGTCAAGGTGAATGATTCCGCCAAAGTTGCGTAACCCTGACTTGCCCTTGCGGGTGCCTTTCTCGTCTGTGGCCTTGTCGGGGTGCCCTAGAACTCGCAGTCTGTCCGCGTGCTTGGTTATCACTCCCTGAACCAGATTGGCGACATTGGCGTGCTCGGCATCCATTGGGTTCGCGGGCGGTGTAACCTCGTCGTCGGGAAGGTCGGGAAGGTCTGCGTCACGAGGGGGCGGGGCTTCCCATACGGAAAGCCTCTGCGCCATCGTGTGAACGAGACTGCGCCCTGACTGTATCGCGGCTTTGTGCGCGGTGAGCGGAGTTCTGTCCTGAGTGTTACTTACCTTCAACTCGGAAAAGTTGTTAGATATACGCTCTGCGATGCTGGTTGGTAAAAGCTGGATTGCCCGCCTGTCGAGCGAGCGTGTGACCGTGCCCGCTGCGTCGGTTTCCTCTGTGAAGATTCCAGCCTCCTTCATGGACTCGTAGGCGAGCTTGTTCGTAATCGGTGCTCCGCTCGTCACTTGCCTGACTGTCATCGCCATTGCGGTTGAGCCAACGGCATTGTTCACGATTGCTGCCCTGCGCTCTGGCTGTTCGACTCCGCCATCTTCCAGTGTGGAGTCTATTTCGTTCGCCGCTTCCGTCATCACACCTTGCGACACCATTTGGTTGCCGATATGCTGCGCGATAAACGTGTGCGGGCCTGCCGTGGACATGAACTCTGTCGCGTCTTGCCTGTCCTCTACGTCCATCGGGATTGTCTCGGCGATGATGCGGGAAGTCTGCTTTGCGGATTCTGGATGCTGGCCGACGAGGAAGGATGCCGTCTGCGCGTTCTTCCCCTGCATCATAGTGCTGATAACTTCCGATGTTGGATCTGGTTCGGCCCCTGCTGGTGGCTCCACTTGCCCAATCGCGTGCTCGCGCTCCTGATACTGGTTCGCCATGTCCTTGACCGCGGCCTGATACTTCTTGTTGCGGTATGCGCCGTAGGCTGTGCCCGCCGCTGACGGGACACCGAACGCTGCGACTTCCACAAAAAACTGTTCCCATGTCGGGATTACGTGCTTCCATTCTTGGAGTCCAAGGCCCGCCTTCATCACGTCGCCCACGCGCTCCTCGAATACCTCCCCAATGATTCCATGCCAGCCTGCCCGCTGCACCATTTTTGCAAAGGTTGAAGGGGATGCTGTTGGGTTGATTCCGAACCAACGCCGCATCACTCCTGCTTTGAGTAGCTTCAGTTTGTCTGCGCCGGGGATGAACGCGAGCATCCCGCCTGTCTTTTCCGATGCAACTTCTGTGAACTGACTCTTGAATGATTTCTGGAGAGCGGAAGTGAAGTCGTCGCCAGCGTTTTCGAGCAGGTAGTTGATCTTCCCCTTGTCGTCCTCGCTGAATGATATGTTTGGGATCATTCTCTCCACGGTTTCCGCTGCGATGTTCAGGCCCGCCGCTGGTATGGTTTGCGCCAGCGATCCAGCGATTGCAGCCGCGCTGCGTGCGCCGAGTTCCACCGCTTTCATCGCGCCCGTCTTTGCAATGGTTCCTTTCACGGCGAGGCCCGCCGCTTTCTCCATTGCCCGCTCTGTGAGTTGTGCCAAGAGTTTCGCGCCCGCCTCGCTGCCGAACTTCTCCAAAGCCTTTGCGCCGAGTTTGAGCGTTGCCTTTTGTGCCGCCGTGTAGATGCCGCCTGTCGCCGCGAGTTCTCCCGCGAATGCTGGCAGCGCGGAAAGCACGGACATAACCTTGTATCCAAAGGTCGTGTCGCGCTGGCTGTTCTCCACGAATGCTTTGACCAGCGAAAGATCGTCCGCGCTTGGATCTGAGTTTGTTTTGGCCGACTCCTCCAGCCTGTTCGCCGCGAGTTTGACCTGAACCAGATGCTTGATTTCCGATGCGCCAGAAAGGAACGGAACCAACTGTTGAGGGTTGCTTCCAATGTCGCTCATCTTGTCGCCGATGTCGAGCGGTGGCAGTTTCTTCACGGCATCCATTGCCGCCATGCCGCGCTTCGTATCCTGTTTGGATTGCTCCGCTGCCTTTGCTGTGTATTGAACGTTTTGCTCTTTGTGAAGTTTCTCGGCGTAGGCGTTTGCGCTCTCTGGCGTGTCGAATACTCCAAGGTGCTTCCCTGTCTGCTTGAATGTTTTTACCGCCTCCTCGTTGCTCATCACCCTTCCGTCATCACTGACGGTTGGGATCAGAACTTCCTTCCCGCCTACTTCTACGCCAATCGAACGAACCGTGCTGATCGTTCCATCTTCGTTCTTCACGATGGGACGATTATTGAGATCGATATTGCCCTCTTTAATCAGTCCCGCCGCTGGTTGCTTTGTTTGTGTTGGCTGCGCGGGTTCCTCCGCTCCGAGTAATCCACCCATGCCCTGATCCCGTAGCAGTTCCTCGTCGCGCCTGAGTCTTTCTGCCTCGATCTGCGTCCGTCTTGCAAGTGTCGCGTCCTGTCCTTGCTGTATCGCCCTGCCGTCGTTGTAGTGCTTGGCGTATTCGCCTGCAATCGCAAGAGCGGATGCGCGTTTTTGCCCTATCTGTTGCTGCTCGGCTTTCGCTTCGTCGGTTTCACCGCCGAGTCCGAAGAACCCTTTCTTCGTCGCGGTGCCTGACTGCATTTCGGAATCAAAGTGGGCGTTGATCTTTGCGGCTAGTTGCTCGCCGCTTGGCAGGCTACCATCTTCGCTCTCGATGCCGATGCCCATTGTGGCGAGACGTTGCGCGGCTTCCTTCTTGTTCTTCTCGATGATGTTTAGCTGCTTCTCGTCTATGTTCAGCTTTCGTCCGAGTGTGGATGAAGCCTCGCCAAGCATCTTGTCCTCTTTGGCGAACTCCACCTTTTTCTTCACCTGTGCATCCGTGCCTACGTGCCTCCACGGTAGCCCCGGCGCAATCAGATACTTCTCGCCCGTCTTTTCGTCGAGCGTCGGCGCGAGGCCCGCGAAGGGGTCGCTTGTCTGCGGGTTTCCGAACTGGTCAAAGTCCACCTTTTGAGGGTTGCCTGTCGAGTCATACGCGATCTGGTTCTTCGGGTCGTATTTCGTGAGTGCCGCCCCGCCTTTGTCCGTGACCGCGCTTACTCCGCCCTGCGCGTCGGTGTAGGGCACAAGCCCGCGTGAGGCGAGTTCCTTGCCCTTGCGGACTTGGATGCGGGCCTGCGCTGCCGCTTCGTATTCTGTGCGCTTTGAAGTATCAGCGTAGGTTTCCCCTGCCTGAACTTGCGTGTCTTGTTCTGCGAGTGAGCGTGCGGAGTCTCCCGCTGGCCCCTCCGCTGTCAAAAGGTCGTCGTATGGTGATGCCATGTTTTTCTAAAGGGTTACTGTCCTGAAGCTGTGCGTAAGCCTTTATAGACCTCGCTATCGTTTGCGGCTGCTACGTTTTGAACGAGAGCGGGTTTGTTTGCAATTTGTGCTTGGCTGAGTCTTTTCTTTTCGTCCTCGATTTCCTGCTGAGTTTTCCGCGTTTGATCCGCCGTCGCTTGCGCCTGCGCTTTCTGTGCGTTCTCGGTTTCGTTTGCTTGTGTCTGCAATCCTGTCTGTGATTGAAGGTTCGTAAGCTGTTGTGGGGGGGTTGCGGGGCCGACGAAGTTTGGCGATGCTGGAACGAGCGGCGAAAACGGATCTGCGGCTTCGCTTTTCGGTGCCGCTACATTAGGCGTTGCCGCTACTCCTGCGCTGTTGGTTCCAACAACTGCGGGGTTTCCCGTGGAAGGCTGCGGTGCCTGTGGGCGGTTGGCGTATTGCTCTGGCGTGACGTTTGCCTTTGGCGTTTCGGTTGCATAACCGACTCCTGTTCCGCCGTATTTTGGGTCGGTGAGAACTCGGCGAACTGTCCCCGCTGGATTTGGCGCGGATGCCGCGAGTGGTGCTGGTTGAACCTGCCTGCTCTGCGCGTCCGCCGCCGCTGCCATCGCGTGCGCGTATTCGCGTGTCTGCATCTTCGGGTCGAGCTGGGTGCCGTTGGCCTTTGCGTCAAGCTCACGATACGTCTGCTCCTTAAACTCGTTCGCCAGAGCGTCCATAAAAACTTTCCCTCGCGGGTTCTGCTCGGTGTTCACGGGGCGAAAATCCGTGGTTTGAACTCCGCCTGCCTGCGCGGTCTGTTGCGGGGCGAGTCCCATGTTTGCGCGGCCTATGTCGCTCATCGTCTGGCCTGCCTTGAGGGTGTTGTCGAGCTTGTCTATCCCACTCATCTTCTCCATTACAGCCCGCCGCATCGCTTGCGTGGGTGCGACCATGAGCTTGCGCCCCTGCTCGTCAATGACGTGGTAGCCTGCGCCGTCCTTTTTGAGTCCGCCCTCCTGTATCTGGTATCCTCCGCGGCGCATCTGATACTCCATCGCTTTCACTTCGTCGAAGGGTTGAAGTTGATTCAGAGGGGATGCTGCTTGCGATACTTGGCTTTGAACTGCTTTATTCGCATCCTTTGTTGCCTGTGTGGTCTGGTTGTCGAACTTCTGAATGAGCGCGTCGGCCTTGTCTGATAGCGTGTCTGGTTGCTGCGTTGCCTGCTGCGCCATTTTCATCGCCGCGCCTGTCGCTATGCCTCCTATTGGTGCGCCCATTCCAACGGATGCCGCCGTGTTGTCTGTTGGTTTTGCTGCTTGTGTCTGGTTTTTTTGTCGTGACGTTGCTGGCAGTTTGTCGCGTGCGGCTTTCAATGCCGCCGCTGCTCCAGCCGACTTTTCCGCATATCCAGAGAGAGCTTTTGCCTTGTTTCCAAGTCGTTCTATCGTGGCCGCTGCTACTGGCGCGGATGCCGCCCGTGGGTTCGTCGTCGTGTTGCTCGGCGTTGGCACGGCGGATGCGGGCGGGACGACTGCCTTCGGCTGCGCGGCGGGCGCGATTGCCTTGATCTGTTGCTCGTAGTCCGCCTTCCGTTGCGCGAATGTGTTCGTCCATTGCTCCAACTGCTGTGGCGATGCGGAACTGATTGCCTTCAAGTTTTTCTTGTCAGGGAGGCCCATGCGGAAACTGGTGGATGCGGGATGCTTCTCGATGTCCTTGTAGAATTGCGCGATTTCGGCTTTGAGGTTCGCCGCTGGAATCGTCTTTCCTGTTTCGTCTCGTAGGACTTTCGCGTGTTTGATCTCGCCCTTTGCGCGAGCTTCGCCCTGTTTTTCGTTCTGAAGAGTGTCGGTGCGGTAAGCCATGCCGCTGCGCCTCCTTCAACGAAAGCGCGGAGTCAATACGAAAACGCGCTCTGCCGTTTGTTTTTTTCGCGGAAGTCTGTGAACGAACTTTTTGGCATATACACCCGTGCGAACTTGCGGCACGCGAGCGCGATCCCGATGCCTGCAATCCAGTCGTCGTGCGCTCCTCCTTTGGCCTGTGCTTTGCCCCTATCGTCGATCACGAATGTCCGCATTTCTTTCACGGCTGGTTTGTAGCAGCAGTTGAACGCTTTCTCCTGCTCGCGTATCGCGTCGGCCATCGCACCTACCCAAAGTTCGCGTGTGGCTTGATTGGTTTCCCATCCCATCGTCGGGATGAACTTGCCCGGGATCAGCGCATCCTCCTTTTGCCTTTGGTAGATGACCGCTCCGTAGTCCCGCAACTTCACAAGAACTCCAAGTCCGTTCCCTGTCTCTGGAACAATCATGCACCCGCCAAAGTAATTCGCCATGAGCACTACCCGCTGCGCTATCATGCTGTCGTCCCATCGGCACCCGTTCCGAACGTCAATCGTCGCCACCAACTCGTCAGGGTAGAACCTTCCACCTTCGTCAATGTATGCCATGCGAATCACTCCCGCTGCGTGCGAGTCGGGATCTTTCGCGCCCCTGCTCTGTTCTCCCGTGCAAGGATCGATGAACGCAAGGTAGGAGCATCCTGCTATCGGCTTTTCCTTCAGCCATAGCCACGGGTTTGTTTTGTCTGGCGTGAACATGACGCTCTGCGTGTCGCCTGTCAGCACGCCGAGATCCGCGAATCCGTGTTCCGCGTCCGCCATCATTTCGAGGCGCGTCACTCCATCATCGTCGAATCGTGGTCGGCCTGATGACAAGAAGCAGTCCATGTCGTTCTCAGGATAATCCTGATCGAAGATCGATTCGTCGCCGTCGCATCCGTTCTCGATGGTGTGCCGCCGCCACGCGAGTTGGTTCGCATCCCATCCGTAAAGCTGGATGCCGCGCTTCTCTCTGCTTGTGTAGTCGGTGTGGAAATAGTGTTCGGTGTGCGCGGCCCGCGGAAGTGTGTGCTCGGCGAACTCGAACCATGCTGCGAAGATTTTGATCCAACCGTTCCCGTGGATGCCGTTGCGAAAGTCCTCCAGCGTCACCGCTTTCTGCCAGTTGTTGTAGAACCACCCTGTCGCGCCTTCCGCCGTGCTCTCCGCAATGGCGAGCGAGTGCGGCACTTGGGCGAGTGATGCGAGCGATGCGGTGATCACTTTCACGTCCGTTCTTGCTCCGTGCTTCGCGTAACGGGCGGCTTCGGAATACCAGATGACCTGACGGGTGCCAGAGATTCCCGCCTTCGGGTCGTTCGCGGTGTCGTATTCCCATTGGCCCACTTGCCCGTCCGCATACGCGATGCTCGCTTTCTTCGTGTCGTATTTGAACGTCGAGTCCCACGGGAAGGAATCGTGGTCGGAATACTCCGTGAAGATCTGCCAGACTTTCATCGTGCGGCTTCCCTCGTCCGCGATGATCAGTCCGTCCACATGATGCGTTCTCGCGTGGTGATAGCAAAGGTGTCCGCATATCGTGGAGCATCCTGTCTGGCGGGGCTTCAACATTTGCAGTCGAGGGGCGATGCCTCGTTGCATACATAGCCCGTAGGCTTCGTCCACGCGCATTTGCAGGATGTTGGCTACGGGCTTCTCCCTTTCGTGCTTCTTGTTCTCGATTGTCACCATCGTTGAGAAGTGGACGATGGGTGCGCCTTGAATCAGTGCCACCGCTTCCTCTGCGCTGATGTTGCTGGTGTCTGGCGGGGTGTATTGGTCGAACTTCCTCCGCGCTCCGCCTGAGTAGGCCACGGGTTTTTCCTGAATGGATTTCCAGTTCTCGCGCATCCATTGCTCGATGCCTGAGTTCGGTTTGTATTCTCCGTAGCACTTTTGAAACTCGTCCCACGCATCGTCGTAGCTGGTGTTCGGAATCACCTTCAAACATTTCGCCATGAACAGGAGCGCGAGCGTCGGTGCTCTGCTCTGGCCTTTGTTGCAGTGGATGAAGATTGGCCTCTGGTCGAGCCAGTGATCCCGTGCGAACCGTAGGAAATACTCGAAACTGTTTCGCTGAAAGAGCGGTTCCTTCGCGTCAATCAGGTTCAGGTAGAGTTCGCCCGCCTCCTCCCCGCCAAGGTATCGGCGATCTGACGGGGCGAGTTGCCCGAACTTCTCCATGTGGCAGGGGTGTTTGCAGGCGTGAATCCGTGCCGCTGTCTTTTCCTGATACTGAGGGCGGGTGCATTTGCATCCTTCCTGATCTGCGATGTAGAGACGGTCTGGTATCAGGCAGCGGATCATCGGGTGCGGTAGGAGTTCAGCATCGCCTCTGCATCCTGCCTCGCCTTTTTCTCGTCGTCAAGAACTCCATACGCTTTCAGCCACTCGAACGCGATTTTCCACGCATCCTTCTCCAGCCACATCGTCGCGTAATATCGCAGGACAGCCACCACCGCGCAGAACGAAAGGGCGGGAAGCGTATGCGTGCGCGAGATCAAGCCCGCCAGTGCCAACGATACGCCGAGGAGCGGCCACACCAGCGGACTCATCATGCGCCAGAACACGAATGCCGCTCGGCCTTGAACCCACTGGATTGCATGGGCGCACTCATGCGCGGCCCGAAGTTTCGCCAGATCCGTCCCGCCGTGTGCCGTGGCATACGAGATCAGGATGATGCCTCGCGGATCGAACATATCCAAGTCCGCCACGATCACTCGCGCCGTCTCTGGTTTCATCAACTTCGCTACGTCCATTCCCGTCATTTGGGGACGGGCGTGCGTTTTCGAGTTCGTTCAGGTCAAGCCTAGATCACGAACTCGACTTCCTTGCGCTCATGCTCCGCTTCCAGAGCAGCAAGCAGCGCGTCACCCTGCTCGATGAGCAACTGATCCGTGATCTCGGTTTCGAGATCAGGGCCAGCGAGTGCGCCGATAGGTAGTTGGATTGCAGTCATTGCAATGTAAATAGCTGGTATCTAGGGGAGAATGTCAAGATGGATTTACGTCCCTACGTTACAAGAACGTCCTTGGGGCGTCGGGGGCGTTCGATGTAGAACGGGCGCGATGTAGAACTCGTTCTACATCCTATCCTCATATACTGTTACCGAAAAAAGCCATAAGTGTTCATACGGCAGTCTGTTCTCGAAACGATGCCCACTCGCACGGGATCACTCCTCCGTGCTCCTGCATCCGACTCATGATCGAGGGGTTGATCGTGGCCTTGAACTCCTTGGAAGTCTGGTTGCTGATGAGGATCGTGTCCCGCTGCGCTGCGTATCGTCTGTCCACGATGTCCGTCAGGATGCGATCCTTGTGTTTCGAGTCCTCTGAAACTTCATGCAGTTCGTCGAGGATCAGCAGTTCGGCCTTCACCAGAGCGTTCAGCCTCCGCTCCATCCTGTCCATTTCGATTGTCCCGAAGTCCGCATACATCGCCTTCAGCTTCGAGATCAGGCCCGTGGTTTTCTCGTAAATGACCATGCGGCGTCGGCCCACGCCCTTGCCCGCCATGTAGCCAAGGTGATCGGCCCACGCCCACTTCTGCACGATCTGCGCGGCGATGCTCGTCTTGCCTGTCCCTCGCGGGCCAACCAGCGCGACCACCGCGCCTGTGTCCTTGAGGAAGTCGAGGCATTCCCTCGCCGCTTTGCGCTGCGCGTGGTTGCGGGAATCCATGCCGCTGTTGAGCAAGTCGTCTTTGCACGCTCGCTTGTCGAATCCCGCCTCAACAAGAACGGGAAGGATGAAGGTGTTGAAGTCTCGCTCCCGCGCCTGCTCTGGAGACATGGGTGTGATCTTGGCGAGCATTGCCGCCACTTCGCTTTCAATGTTGTCGAATGGGTTCATGGTTAAAAGGGTTCGTCTGGTGCGTTGGGATCGATTTTCACGATCAGTTTGTCGCCCCCGAAATCTTCAGGGTATTCGCCGTGGCGAGGGTTTTTGACTGGAACTGATTTCGGAGCGAAGAGTCCTTTCCAGCCGTTCGATATTGTGGTTCGGATTGCTTCAATCGCGGCTGATTCGCCCCACTCCGCCATTTCCTTGAGCTTCGCGCTAACGCTTTGGGGTTGGAGTTTGACGAATCTGGAAGCAGCGCGAAAAATGATGTAGTCGTTCCAAGCAATCTTGAATGCTTCGGTATCCAGCGCGATTGGAAAAACAGACGGCGAAGCCGACGCTGGTTCTTGGTGGTTCTTTACGGTTCCTGATGGTTCCTTACGGATCGGGTGATCTGGACTGCCACTTCCACTGTCAGTTCCACTGCCACTTCCACTGCCACCCCGTTTCGCCCTGATCTGATTTCGCCCTGATCCAGCTTCACCCCCATTTACAGGGACGGAGCCGTTAGTGGGGTGATCTGGCTTCACCCCTAAAAGGCGGTAAAGATTGGTGCCATTTCTGCCTTTACCGATAAGGATTTCCAGTTTTTTGTCCTTTTCGAGTTCGCGGCAGACAATCTGCACAAAACGGGGTGTCGAGCGGGACTTTTGGGCGAGCCTTTCGACGCCGGGGTAGGCCAGCCCGCCCGCATCCGCAAAGTCTGCTATCGCCAGAGCGACGAGCAGCTTCGTCTTGTCCTTCTCGGTGTAGTATGGATCGCGCCAGACTGCGGTAAGATATTCGAGGCTCATTTGATGTATGCCTCCCTGATTGGTAATGAAAGGAGCGCAAGCCACGCCTCCTTCGATACTGGCCGAGCACCAGTTTCTCTACGGGTTATGGATACTCGATCCACGCCGAGCGCATCGGCGACCTCCTGTTGCGTTCCTCGTCTATGGCGTTCAGCCTTGTATTTGGTGGCGGTCATGGGTGATTTCCGTTTGTAACCAACGGTTTCATCCCGTGCAAGAACTTTCTCAAACTTTCGTATCGGACAGGGGAGCGCGGCCCACGCTGACCACCCCCATGAACAACGCGGGCCGCTATCCGCTGGTGCTTCCACAAAGATGCCCACTACGGAGTGCGCGGCGGATACTCCCTGCAAAATTATTGTGCAAGAAATTAAAAAAGAGATTGACTTAGGTATGACAGCAGGTATGACGGTGCGAAACACCCTATGAAACGAAAGAACCCATACACCAAACTCCTCGAAATCGGACGCCGCTTTGCATCCGCGCTGCAATGTCGAAAGATCACCAACCTGTTTTACTTCAACGCCAAGGATCTCAAGGAGCGGAAGGGGTTTGTCTTGGACGGGCTTTATGAGCGCGTGATTGCCGCTGAACAACTGAACCATGACGTTCTGATACGAGCCAACGATAAAGGCATGAGCATCGAGTATCGGGAGCGCGTGAAAATCCCAAACGAACTTCTATGAAGAAACCCAAAAAAGAAACCCGCCAGCAACGCTGGATCACGAAGCAGAGGGCCGCTGGCCGCTGCGCCGTGTGCGGCAGGCCGAGCCGCCGCACCTACCGCTGTCGCGCCTGCTACGAGCGCAACAAGGGGGCCAAATGAGCACTACACCACAAACAGATGCCGCCCGATTGACTGAGCCGTATCTTGTGCGGGAACTGTCTTTCGAGGTTGTTCGCGCAGAGGTCATGGAGGAACTCGAAACCGAACTCGCCGCAGTAACCGCCGAACGGGATGCGCTGAAAGCCAAACTCGCCACCATTAACCACATCGCAATGTCTCTATTCGTCCGCGCCACAAGCAGCGAAGTCACTGGAGAAATGGCAGAGATAGGACGGCTATCGAGGGAGGATGGGCAATGATCGAAACACCCGAACAACTCCGCCGAGAAATCGCCTATCGAGTGGACGAGCGCATCGGCATTATGACGCTAGGCGCGCTGCCGTCTAAAGCGGTTGTCGAGTTTGCGGAGAATGAAGCGCGGGCGTGGGCAGAGATGCACTATCCCCACCTACTTCAATGAAAACCCATCTCGATCACACCCACGAAGCTCGAAAAATAGCGGGCGGAAAACAGTTCTAAAATATGCACCACACACAAAACGCATCCGTTCCAGTTCACCGCTACGGGCTGGTATCTCGCGCCATCCTGACAGGCATGGATAAAACACAGGCGGATATTTACGAGAAGTGCGTGATTTTCGGGATTACCAGCGTGCCGAGTCGAGCACTGATGTTTTCCATCTTGTGCGAAAGCGGGGCGCAATGGGCAAGGATTCCGCTGAATATGCTACGGCATGAGTTGCCAGAGAATGGCACTGCGATGCACCCGCTGCATGAGTTGCAAATGTGGGATAGTCACGGATGGGAGTTTTCCGTGACGGCATACGAATACCTCCGCGACATGGCTTGCACGTTCAGGATGCGCGACGGGCAGGAAGTCCCCGCGAGCTACTGGTTCACTCTCGACCACACGGATAACGGATGGAGCCTCTATCCGCCAGAGCACAAGTGTTATCATATCCTGTTGCTCGAAGATGGAACGGGACAGATCGCCGCACAGCCAAACAACCGCATCCAATGGAAAGACGATTCTTTCACCAACCACGCGCTGCCATTGGACTATCGGGTGATGTGCGAAAATACATTCCATGCGGAAGTCAGCCGTAACGCGCAGGAGACGGCATTTACGAAGGAGGAAACAAAATTATGAGCGCAAACAACAGACCATGACAAAGCACGTCATCGAAAAGAACGGACTCACCGCCACCCTGTATCATGCCAACAACCTCGATGCCCTGAAAGAGATCCGAGACTGCCACGCCTGCGTCACCGACCCACCCTACGGACTCAGCTTCATGGGAAAGAAATGGGACTACGATGTTCCCACACAGGAACAATGGACGGCAGTTCTCAACTCACTCAGGAGCGGGGCGCACCTTCTCAGCTTCGCAGGAACCCGAACACAACACCGTATGGCAGTCCGAATCGAGGACGCAGGGTTCGAGATCCGCGACATGATCGCATGGGTGTATGGCAGTGGGTTTCCTAAGTCGCTGGACATTGGAAAAGCTCTGGACAAGGCAGCAGGAGCAGAGAGGGAAATCACAGGCATCACCGCAGGTATGGGAAAACAAAACCCCGAATGGAACGGCACCGCCCAAGGCCGAGCCGAGAACTCGTTTAAGCCCGAATACAACACCACCGCCCCCGCCACCGAAGAAGCAAAGGCATGGGACGGATGGGGCACCGCCCTCAAGCCCGCAATGGAACCGATCACCCTCGCCAGAAAACCCCTGAACGGCACCGTGGCCCACAACATCCTGACAAACGCCACAGGAGGCATCAACATAGACGGATGTAGGGTGAGCACTCCAGACGTTATCACCCAAAGCGGCGAGAAACAGGACTTGCCAAGGGGAGCCTGCGCGGAAGGACATGATCGCCCGAACGCCACCATGTTCAGAACAGGTAAGCCCAAGGAAAGACAAGGGCCAGCAAACCACCAAGGCCGCTGGCCCGCCAACATCATCCATGACGGTAGCCAGCAAGTCCTTGACCTGTTCCCTGACACCCAATCAGGCAAAGGCAACACCAGACGCATCCCGCACCAAACAACCAGCATGGCAGGAACCCTCGGCCAACTCGACAGAGAAGAAATCAGCTACGGCGACCAAGGCTCCGCCGCCAGATTCTTCTACTGCCCAAAAGCCTCCCGCTCAGAAAGAGACGAAGGACTCGACCACATCGCCCACACACCAGCAGGCGAAATCACCGATAGACAAGAAAACAGCGCAGGACTCAATAGCCCAAGAGCAGGCGCAGGCAGAACTTCAGGCGGCAAAAACACCCACCCAACAGTCAAACCCCTCCAACTCATGCGCTACCTCGCCCGCCTCATCACCCCACCTCAAGGAACCATCCTCGACCCGTGGATGGGTTCAGGCTCAACAGGCATCGCCGCTCTCCAAGAAGGCTTCAACTTCATCGGAATCGAACTCGACCCACGCCACTTCCAAACAGCACTCCAAAGAATCACCAACCAAACCACAACCCCATAGGAAAAACCCCACAAAAATATGACCGACCAAGACTACACAGACTACCGCGCACTCTGCTCCCAACTCGACAAAGTGCTCGCCCCATTCGTAAAAGACCACAGAACCCTCAACATCGCCTCCAGAGCCACAGGCACAGCATTCATGGCAATCATCATGGCACAAGAGAAAGGCGACATGAATGCCGTTTTCAAAGCCTGCCATAACAGCCTCCAAGAATCCGCTCAAGACATGGCAGACGAGGCCCGCAGAAAACAAGAGGCACGGGCCGTCCCGCCAAAGGGACTATGCACCCACGGAGTCCCACTGAACACCCGCTGCGCCAAATGTGACGCATGGCTCCACGCCCACCTGACAAAGCCAAAAGGCAACCCACGCGCAGGGAACTCCTAGAGCAAGCCACCAAAGCGAAGCCTCACGGGAAGGTTCCACGTATCAGAGCGAGGCAGTTGAATATACCAGACCTCCGACTTGGGCGGATGCGCCTCGCCGCCTTCGTCTACCTTCCGCCGTGCCGCCGTGGGCTGGATGCGCCGCGCCTGCCGCCTCGCCATGCTGTCGTCATGTCCTTGTCCATGCCGTCGTGCCCGCTCGTCGTATCGGATTGGCTGGCGGGGATGTGAGCGGGGGCGAGTTCGTGGCTGATTGGCTCGGATTCGGACGCTCTAGGATGCCCGTGCTCGCGTTTTGATTCTCATTTAGTATGACGGACGCGGGTGTTTTCCCGCGTTTTCGGACACCTTCTCTCTGACGGCTTCATTCTCAATAAGCCATCCCGCCTCTGTCCTGCTATGGTTCGGGCAGGCTCGGCGTGGTGCTCGGTGCCGATAGTTGGCCCGATACCGTGGGCGAGAGCCTTCGGACGGCATCGCGGATCGCTTCGGGTGATGCCATTATGACGGTGTTGTTAGTGGTCGTCTCGGCCTTTAACGCTC